TCCTGTAAAACAGAGAATGTCTTCAATTAGCCATTCCGGCAATAACTGAAGTATTCATAGCCATCATACCAACCATAGCAGCTTCGCCTAATTGTTGGAATCCAGTAGCGGATGTAGTAAGAGAAGTCGTGAATGTGGATAGTAAAGTCTGGACATTCATAAGTGATGCGCCAAGAGTGTCAAACGCTACTGGTAATGAACCAATAGATGTTCCCAGCATTGTGATGGCATTTTGAATGTTTGTGAATGCCATAGTCACTGCTTGAAGAGAAGTACCTACCATCATTGTCTGAGTAGCAAACATCATGAATGAAGTCGCGACTTCGGCTAAACTTAGTTGTAATTGTTGAATTGGAGTAACTAGAGCTGTAAATGCTGAAGATACTGGAGTTATAGTTCCAGATATTGTAGTTAAACTTGTACTTAAACTATCGAATGATGTAGTGACTGTAGGAACACTAGCGGCCATCATGGATAATGATGTTGACATTTGTGAAAAAGCTACAGTTATAGCAGCTAAACTTGCAGCAGATTGACCTAGATTAGTACATGCCGTAGCAAGATTTTTAATATCTTCAGTAAATCCTTGTAAGTTACCAGCGTAAGCCGCTGTACCTAATTTAGCAACTTCAATAGCTAAAGAACCTAATCCAGTTGCAGCAGATGCTCCATTTTCACCAACTAGTTTGACACCTTCTCCGAATAATTTGAAACCTTCGCCGAATGACTTAGCAGCGTCACCGACAGATCTAATGATGTCCGCAACACCCTCAAGCGCTGTCTTGATAGCAGTTCCGATTGATTCGAATATTTGTCCTACGCCTTCTAAAGCAGTTTTAATAGCATTGCCGACCGATTCAACAACGGTACTAACACCTTCTAGAGATGTCTTAATACCAGAACCAACAGATTCGAATACTCCACCAAGAGCTTCTAAAGATCCTTGAATTCCGCTAAATACAGCAGTAATAACACCACTAATAGCGTTAATAGTGTCAACAATACCTTGAATAACCGCTTTAATTACTTCTCCAATTGTAGTGAAAATTTGTCCTAGAACTTCTAAAGCAACTCTGATAGTATCAACTACAGATTGTACAATCGGGGCTAAAGTTTGAATAATAACTACAATAGCATTTATAATTGTCTCAACGACAGGTGCAAGAATTTGTAGAGCGGCAACGATACCATCAACTAATACTTTAATTGTATCAGCAATTGGCTGTAATATTGCAGGTAAAGTAGATATTAATGTGGTTAAGACGTTACCAATAATTTCAATAATTGGAGTTAATGCCGGCGCCAATTGAGATAAAATTTCGACAATAATTTGTATTACAGGGCCGAATATTTCTGCTATTTTAGCTAGAAGAGGTCCTAATGACTCACCGATACTAGTTACTAGGATTTCTCCAATAACACTGAATACAGCTTTCAATGCAGGAATTAATTTGTCTTTAACACTAACTAAAGCGTTTCCTAGACCTTCAATAAATGAAGTAGCAATTTCTAGGGCAACTGTTAATAAAGCGTCTATATTTTCAACCAATGCTCGTCCGAGCTCAGTTAATAATTTAACACCAGCTGTTACTAACGCAGGAACATTTTCAGTTAATCCTTGAACAAGAGCAATTATTAATTTAAATCCGAAATCTACAAATTTAGGAATTAATTCCACTAAACCGTCCAAAGCATTCTTGACAATATCAACAAGACTTTTGACCATTTGTGGGGCTCTTTCTGCTAGAGTCTTAAGGAAAAGATCTAGTGCAGTGACAACACCGACTAAAGCTGTAGGACCAACTTCTGCAAGTTCTTTAAGTGCTAATATAATTAGACTTAATCCTACTCCGGCGAGTGCCATACCAGCACCTATACCAATAGCAGCTACTCCGAGTGCTACCAAAGCAACAGAAAGTGCTAAAAGACCAGGAGCAATGAACATTGCAGCAGCTCCAGCAGCTAGTAAAATAGTTAACCCACCTGCTAAAGCTAATAATCCTTTACCTATTTGTTCTAAGGACATGGATCCTAATACCTGTAATGGGGCTGCAAGTGCTAATAACGATCCAGCAAGAATCAATAAAGTTGCAGCTCCAACAAGTCCCATAGGACCAACACTAGATACAATGCCCACAGCAACAAGTAATATAGTTAAAGCACCGACAAGTCCACCTAAAGCGACCACCATACTTTGCCATGAAATTTGAGAAAGTTGTGTCAGTACATTACCTATTGTTACTAATACAGGAACAAATGAAAGTAATACTAAAGCAGCTGCCATAGCACCAAATATATTACCAGACATATTAGTCATAGCAATAACCGCTATTGTTAAAGCACCCATTATAGCTCCGAGAGCTAATAATGACGGTAATAATCTACTAGGGTTTATGTTAGATATTAATTCTAATGCCTTAACAAGTTGTGATGTACTATACGCGAATGCAATGAGTGATGCCAATGCAGATAAATTGACCCTAACCCCTTGTAAAGCATATGTCGCACCGATCAATGATGTAAATATAACTCCAAGTCCTGCTAATCCTGCTGCCATGTCCATAACATCAATCATAGATATATCTATTAAAGCATCTACTAACCCTTTAACAGAATATGAAAACGCTATTAGCGATGCTAATGCTGATAAATTAACACTAACACCTTTAATCGCACGAGTTGCGGTAACTAATGCTGTAAATACGAATCCTAGACCTAATACTCCAACTTTCATATCATCGAAATCGATCATGGAAACATCAATTAATGCATTTACTAGTTCTTTTACGGAATATGTAAATACTAATAATGATGCTAAAGCTCCAAGTGAAGGATTTGCTCCTCGTAATGCTTGCGTAGCACCAACCAAAGCTGTAAATACAAATCCCATACCTATGAGACCAGTTTTCATATCCTCATAATCGATCATGGAAACATCAATTAATGCATTTACTAACTCTTTAACGGCATATGTAAATACTAATAATGATGCGAGAGATTTAAGAGATGGATTTGCGCCTCTTAAAGCTTGTGTTGCTGCAACAAGCGCAGTGAATAAGAAACCAATTCCTTTGACACCGGTAATCATATCATCGTATTCAATCATCGATACGTCGATTAACGAATTTACCAATTCTTTTATTGAATACGTGAATACTAATAATGATGCGAGAGATTTAAGAGATGGATTTGCTCCCCTTAGAGCCTGTGAAGAAGCGACTAAGGCTGTAAATAAGAATCCGAGACCTTGAACACCGGTTACCATGTCATCGTATTCAATCATTGATACATCAATTAATGCATTAACTAATTCTTTTATTGCGTAAACAAATACAACTAAACCGAGTATTGCACTTAGTTTAATCTTAACATTGTTCATAATACGCATAGCTGTAGATAATGACAACATTAATGCGCCAATAGATGTTACTGCTCGTTTTAAATCTTCATAATCATATTTTGCTAATTCGGTCATCGATTTAACAAGAATACGAATAGCAAGTACAAACGCTATTAATTTAAAAGCTCCAACTTTTATTTTGTCTACTTTAGAAAGCAACTTCATACTAGTTACTAAAATAAGCGAAGCTGCAGCTACACCACCAGCAGATTTGACAAGTTGATTTTCATTCAGCGTACTTAACTCACGCATAGCTTTTGCCATAATTTTAATAGCTAAAGCAAAACCAATCATACTGATAGCAGTGCTAGGAGGTATCTTTTCCATACCGGCTAGACGTTTCATGGCGGCTGTAAGAATATAACTAGCAGTAGCAATGCCCAATGCGGCACGTACTATTTCCTCTGAAGACATTCCAGCTAGAACTTTCATCGATACAGCCAACATAGTGATAGCCGTTGCAATCATCAATAATGTTCCGGCTTTAATACCTGTTGTGAATGAACTAATTGCATCTTTTAAGCCGTCAAGAACACCTGAAACTTTAGATACGATTTCATCGCCTTTTTCAACGAGTTCTTTGATTGGATCTAAAATAGGAGATAGGAATCCACCACCTTTATCATCTCCGCCCTTAAACATTTTGAAAGCTTTAAATCCAGCAAATCCTACTAACATAGTTTTTAGGATATCTGAAAGATTAAATATTGATAAATTCTTCTTGAATACACCAATGCCTTCTTTGACAGCGCCACTTAAGGATGTAAAAATACTCTTAACGGTATTAACTAATGCATCCCCGCCCTTAATATTACTTGGTGAGAATAATTTCTTTATAGAATTTACTATTCCGTCTAAAGAAATACCATTAATTTTAGACAATTTTGATATTAATTTATCAAATATTGATAGGAATCCTTTAACGCCTGCCGCTAAAAATTCAAATACTGTTTTAAATGGGTTTGATGATTGTATAGCGTGTTCTATACCTTCTACAAATTTGCGAATTGCGCCAGTGACCTTCTCAAGTAATGTCATGAATGCTAAGAATCCTGATCCATTACCTGAAGGAGCAAATGCTTTAAAGAAAGATGTAACTATAGTCGCAGCAATTCTGAACAAAGATCCAAAAATACCCAAGACATTACCAATAGCTTGTCCAAATTTGACAAATCCAGCTTGCGCCTTTTCAGCTTTTAACGCAGTGAAGAATTTCTCTATTCCTTTAGCCACATCTTGAATAATAAATAGAAATCCATTCGCAGAACCCGCAACAGAAGCCATACCTTTTGCAACATTACCAATGACACTAAGAACGCCAGTAAATACAGCACCAAATGCTCTACCAATGGCAACCATTGTATCTTGTAATGCTTGCCAGTTACGAATTTTGAATGTAAATTCCTCTAATTTAAGAGTTACTTGGTATAATGCTTGTGCAGAATCTTTATATGTTCCGATTATATCACGGAATCCTTTTCTTAAATTTGTTAATGAATTGAATACAATAGCAAAACTATTTTCAATAGTATTAAACCAGCTTTGTTGTCCACCAAGGTCTTTCCATGTTTTTAACATGGCATTACGATAGTTACCTAAACTTCGTTCCATTTCAAGAACGGAGTCATAATATTTTCCTTGATCATCTGACACGAATGGGTTAACTAAATCGCCAATTTTGGTCCACATATTTTTAGCTTCTTCAAATCCGCCAAGAAAATATTCCCATGTTGTAGCCCATCCAGAACCAATAGCTTCCTGAACGGTATCGACCAATTGACCGAAGGATTTAACTTTGGTTGCAGCATCAAGCATTGATTGGTCTTCAGAAAATTCTCTCAAAGTTTCCAATAATACTTCAGAAGTTAACCAACCATCTTTCAACGAGTCACGGAAAGATTTTGTCATATCTCTCGCATGTCCCATCTTTTCGGCAGTCTGTGTTAATCTATCTTGAAATAGTTTACCACCCATACCGGCATTAACTACCGAGTTCCAGTCTTGTAGACCGACACGTCCAGCAGCCAATGCTTGAGATAATTGATACATGGCAGTACTAGCTTGTTGCGTATTCGATCCAGAAGCAGCAGCCAAGTTAGAAATACCTTTAATCGCGGTTGCTGATTTATCCAAGCTTACACCCGCTGCAGTAAACGTACCGATATTTCGGGTCATATCAGCGAATGAGTAAATAGTCTTATCGGCGTAATCATTAAGATCTTCCAATGACTTAGATACTTTTTTCATACGTAATGAACTATCAGGAATTTCCCATTCCGTATTCGTCATGATAGTTTGGATAGATCCTAGTTTGTTGTTATATTCGCCAAGACCATCTACAGGCCCTCTTAAAAATTGACTACCAAAGCCTATAGCTTTTTGCATCATTCCACCTAACACATTACCCATAGCAATATCCATTACCGATAATGAGTTTTGTACTGAGCTAGCAGCTTTTGAAAATGCATTAGATAATGGACTAGCATCAAATCCTGATACCTTTGAATTCAATCCATCAATAGATTTAATAGAATTTGGAAATCCTTGATGGTTATCTGCCTTCTGGAAAATACCTTTAAGTCGAGATAGAATAGATGATGTAGTAGCGGTTTTGCTCGCAACATCGGTATTCATTCTATCAATGGATTGACCAGCGCCAGACATATCAATTCCCTGAGCGCTTCGGTTAAAAATTCCTTTAAGGCGAGATAGTAATCCCTCAGATTTTTGTGTTGATGAAGAAATTGCGTTATTCATCTCTGACATATCTGAGGCTATGTTTCTAGTCGCATCTTTACCATTGACTTTACTAAAGGCTCTTTTCATTCGTTCCAATGCGGAGATAGTATCATCAGCATTCTTAGAAAATCCTTTATTGTCTAAGGTGACCTTGGCGACTTTTTCATCTACATATCCAGCCATAGTTTACCTTTCTATTTTAGATAATCTTCTAAAACTTTATTAATAGTTTTCTTATACGCAGCATCAATGGCAGAATCTATATATGGTCTTGGAGGGACATAACCTCCGGTACCAGTACCATGCCCATAATGCAAAATTATAGCTATGTTGACTCCATCATTAATATGCGTATTGTAAATTTCTAAATCCAGACCTCGAGACGTGCTTACGATTTTATACCCCCATGCATTCGCAGTTTCACCTGATTCTACAGGAGTGGCATCTCGTAAAGCATTGACAATTGCTTGTCCCAAAACGTCAAGATTAGCTCTTCGTGACTTTTTTAAATATTTTTCTAAATTTCCAAAATCACCATATTCCTGAATTCTCATGATTTATAATCATCCATTCATCTTTTTTCTCTGTTCTTCAAGTATTTTTCTATTTCTAAGAACTTGTGCCTGATGTTCTTCCATTGCTTCAGCTCGTGTCATTTTCTTAGGAGGCTCTTGTAATGATCCAACACAGTTAAGTAACATAATCAATTTATTTAGATTTCGATCTTCCCAGTTAAACGGAATATGATTCAAAGCCATCATTGCATAAATTATCTCAGATGTAAATATTTTCTTTCGATGATACCCGTTACCGTGACTAGAATTATTTTTAGGTAATTCGGTGGCACTTGGAGTAGTCTCCATGTACTTGATAATATCTTTGAAATTACTTTCGGTGAGTCTAGAAATATCAAATTCTTTATCAGCCATCATTACAATAAAATCCAGAATTTCATCTTGTTCAATATTTTTAGAATTATCAATAAAACGCTTTCTGTATTTAGTCTCCCATTTATCTAACACAGTTAGAGTATATCTAAAAGTAACATCTTGTTTCGGTTCTGTTATAATAAATTGAGATATGCTGTCATCCCACATTTCAAGCTCATCCAAAGTTATAGTTAAAAACTCAGACATAATATTCACACCTCAAACATTTTATAAAAACAAAAAGAGGCGGGTAAAATACACGCCTCCATTGTGTTAATTAGTTTGCTGTACCAGCAGCTGCTGTATTAAGACCACGAATATGAGCCGTTACACCAGCGATGAATTTTTCAAGAACTTTACGAGAATCGTCATGGAAATCCTCAATCAAAGCTTCATAAGCCAATGATTGTTTGAATTCTTCACGAATTTCATCATTCTTGATAAAACGTTTACCATCTTCTGATCGTACACCATAAGCAGTCAATACAAAATCATTCAACAAATCGTACATTGGTTCAATTTGTTTTTCTTCAATTAATTTGTTGATGTAGTTTTCCATGTTTTCGCTACCATAGCGTTTTTGGAAAGAAATCAACTCCATACGGTTAAGGTTAAAGTATAGAGTTTCGCTTTGAGTATTTCCATCGAAATCCTCATATGTTACTTGTTGTTTGAGCATAATCGAGTACCTCCTATGTTAAATAATTATTTCAACAACTCAATAATTTCTGATGGCAATGGAAGACGAGCATCTGCTTCATCAGTTCCGTAAAGAATATCTTCGATTTTCTTAAGTTTGTCAGCAGGTGTTGTAGTTGAGTTGAATGTCAATACAGAAGATGGTTTAGCGCCTGGAACCGCAATTGGAGTTGATGAAACTGTCCATGATGGGTTTTGTGGTTCTGGACTATCATTCACAGTAGTGTGAGAGCGTTCAGAAGGCGCAGCTTTACATCCATACCAGATGTGAAGTTTGTAACCATAGTCGTTACCTTTGATGTCGTTACCAAGAATTGATTTGTATGCGAAACCAAATGGTTTACGAGTTTGTTGTGAAACTGTAAGGCCTTTAGAAAGCTCTTTCATACCATCACATTCGTCAAATTCAGCTGGTGAAGAGAATGCTTCGATAGTGCCTTCAAATTTCTCAGCACCTGTTAGAGACAAGTATACAATGTTATCTGCGTATTGGTCATTAGACTCAGCACCTGATGGTGATTCGTTAGCAGCAGTAATACCATTCCAAGCAACACCTTTAGGATATAATCCATCGTCTGCTTGTGGATAAAGAACGGCATTTGATACACCGGTCTCATAGAAACGTTTTCCTAGTTCGTCAAATACTAGTTTAGCCATTTGTAATTCCTCCAGAATTAAGTGTCATAATAGTGTGGTTCATATTCTCTGATACGAACTCATTGTTGTAAGTACAATATTGATTCTCAAGTAGTTTTTCTACAACAGGAGATTCTACCCGTTTATCAATAATTGTTAATTGATACGACGTATGAGTATGATATCTAATATCATCAGCATGTCGTTGATGAATGCCTTTACGTCGATAAATTATACATGGGTATTCTAATTTTACGTTTGCGATTGGGTTATAATAAACTTTATACCTCTCACCGGTTAGTTCAACAGCTTTCAGAATCATGTTATGAATATCAAGTCGATTGCTCATTATAGACCCCTCCCAAACTAACAACAACGCGAGGAGGTCGAATATCGAAACTTTCGACTTTCCATTTGACCCCCTGAAATTCGATGTACACCAAATTTGCGATGTGTTTATTTAAAAATTGATTAGCGACAATTGACAGCTGGTTGGTAATGCGAACATTATCAATTGTTGATTTGTCGCTATTTTGATGTTGGTAATAATTACTTACCACAGTCCCTTTGATAGACTTAACTACTACAGTGGGTTCGTAGACACCAGGTTCGATTTCTACGTCATCAATTCTAAAACCAGCTTTTCCGCTAAACTTCATGGATTATCCCCCAGGAACTCCAGCTGCAGCTGGTCCTGATGTCGCAGCTGATCCATCGGCAGGTTTGAAGTATACTGCAGATTTAGCACGAGTAAGAGCACCAGACAAGCGAGTTTCGATCAAGTATTTCTGTTTGTTGAAGTCAATATCGAAGTGTTCGAATGTGTTCACTTCACCACCACGGTTTGTACCGATTTGATAGTCGGCCAAGTTAACCATGATCATTTCTTCAGGTTTCAAGAAGTTTGTTTCAACGATTTCAGCAACACCAAACAATGAAGCAAGATATTCTTTAGTAGCAGGTTGTTGTCCACCGAATACCCATTGTTCGTTCTTGTTGCGAAGGAAACGAAGTTTTGTCAAGAATAGTGGGTTCATGTACAATGATGGAGTACCAGAACCAAGCATCTTAGTCTTTTCTTCAGCAACTGTTTGGAATACGTCAAGAAGCGCTTTAGGGTTGTAAGTAGCTTTGATTGTGTAGAAGTCTTCGTCTTTAGTGATTGGACGAATCTTGTCTTCTTTGATTTTAGCAGCGTCACCAGTGTTACGTCCGTCAGATACAAGGATTGCTTGTGCAATTTCGTCGTTCAACTTAATGCGCATTTCTTGGTTGAAGAATGCAGCGACATTAAGTTGTTGACCGATATCAATTTGGTCATCACGGTCAATTGATTGTTTTTTATAGATTGTTTGTGGGTCTGTCTTACGAGACAAGAAAGAAATGATTTGTTCTTTCTTTTCAGTTCCCTTGATGTAACCTTTAGCACGAAGTTGTTCGTCAGTCAAGTCAGAAAGATCTGTCATGATAGATTTAACGAAAGCAGTTGGTACTTTAGTTACGCGGCTAAGAATGTGTTCAGTAGCAGTGTTAGGAGAGTAGATTACTTGTACTCCACCTTGAAGTGCATGGTCAGGGAAAAGTTTGTCAATGTTATTCATTGAGTGTTTAAGAGTATCCCCGCCGTCCATTTCAGAAAGAACTTGACCTACTGTACGACCACTTTTTTTAGCGGTTTCCAAAGCAGCTTCAAGTGAGTGGCGAATTTCTTTTTCGTCATTTACATTTTGTTCAAATGCATTATAGTGCATGATTTGTCCTCCTAGGGCAGATTGTTCTAATTCAGTTTCTTCTTCGGCATCGTCTTCGTCGGCGTCAACTTCTTGAGCGAGTTCTTCCAATACTTCACCGACACGTTCATTTACAGCATCTTCGAAATCTTCAGCAACAGCTGCTTCATGTTGTTCAAGTGCTTCGTTAACAGCAGCTTCTGTAAGAATAGCAACAGCTTCTTGTTGATCTTCATTAAGAGTTCCTAGAACACCATCCATGATATCTGTAGCTTCACCTTCATCAGCGTGTTGAATACGATCAAAGAGACTTACACGCTCTTTAGCAAGTAATACATCACTTGCTTTATGTAAAAGTTCATTACTTTCCATTATAATAGTTTCCCCTTCATTAGGATTATCGGAGTGCTGTAACACTTCCGTAATAACAGCGCCAGGATTAGCTCCGGCGACTACAAGTGATACTTCATAGATATTACCATGGATTACATCGTTTTGCGGCGTACGTTTGATACGATTCGCCCCAATAGACATAGACCAGATATCTCCATGTTGTACGAGTTCTTTGGCACTTTTGGCTTTAGGAGTATTGTTGAAATATCCTTCGCCATAAACGCCGTCATCAGCATGATGCAACATAACATGACCAATAACATTCTCTGGCGTACTATGATCATGTGACCAAACCAGAGGAACTTTTTGTCCGTTATTGTCTTTAAACGCACCATGTCGAATAATAACACCGTCTGTACAACGAGTGTCGTTACGAGTTACATAACCCGCGAAATCATACTTGGGATGTTTATCCATTATACGACATTTCCTCCATCATTATTTGCCGCCATTTTGAAAGTTCTCATCCGTATACTCTTCTTGGGGGTATTGAGCATAATCGTATTCGCTTTCAGGGGACCCGACAGACCCAGGTATAGATACATCTTGACGAGCATCAGAGATATTTGGATTATACAATTGGTCAGCCATAGGGTCAGCAATAGGACCATACCCAATAACTGCACGGAATTCATTAGATGTAAGAATTCGGTTACGAAGCAAAGCATCCCCAATCGTAGCAAGTTGACTTGTAGGAACCAATTTAAATGGATCACTATAAGTAACAATACGATGACCTTGTGTATAACCAGTCTTAGTTATAAATTTTCGTTGAAACTCTTCTTGAATTCTTGTTACAATTGGATCAATTGTTCTTGTATAATAGTTTTGCATTTGCTCGGCATTGGCAGTACCATCAAATACTGATTTGGTCAAACCGATTTGACTTAATAATTCGTCGGTTAAATACTTAATCTCATCCATAAGATTTGAATTAATTTGTCTATTTAACTGAGTAATCTTTTCGTCAGCAGCAATATATGCAATTCCTAAATTAGAATCTTGAAGTTGCTTTTCAATATCTTTAACACGATCATCCGCTTCTTTCTTCTTGATATCATTTCTGACAGGAACAGGAAGTTGTAAGATCATATTCCATTTATTAGCAACAGCGTCAATATCTTGTTTATCTAAAATTGAAAGTTTCTGAATAAGGCGATTCATTGTAGGATTATCAGAGCCTAGAATGTTTGCTAATGGATTTTCGATAATAGCACACATTTTCTTTGGTAAGATAACTTCTGTAAAATCACCTTTCATTTCATTATAGATTTTAACACGAACCTTAGTTGGAAACCATTCCATAATTTTACCAACTCGCATAGATTTAATATCATATGCATCTGATTGCGTAGGATCCAAAGTAGCTTCTACAGGGACTGCTGCTACAACACCTTCATCAAATAGCGAATATACTAAATCATGAAAGAAATCTGTAGAAGATTGGTCAATATTCATTTCGACTTCAAATAATCTCTGTAAAGAAGATCCGTACTGTACAGTTTGGTTTTCCTTATCTTCAGCCAACTTAACATGTTGAAATTTAACAGTACTTGCATCCATAGCAATTCTATTAAAAATCATTGACGAGATTGAAGCTCTAGCATATGTTCTAGTTGGAATTGAATTGTTTGGGTTTAAAGCCCTAGGTTCTGTTGAGAGTTGAAACACAGGTTGTGTTTCTGTTAATGATGTTGTATCGTTTCGGTTAAACATAGTCCAGGCATGTTGTAAACCATCAGTAAACATACTCATAGTGTTCTTAAGCCTTTCTATCCGAATAAGTCTAGATTACGTTTATACGCAACCCATGCGTCAATAAGAGCGGCAACATTATCTATCTTCTCGTCGGTTCTACGTTTAGATAGTTTATAGTTACCGTTATTATCTTGAATAGCTATAGCATTACCCATAGCAAACTTCATAAGTTCTTCATCAAAAATTAATAGTCTTTCCATTGCTAAATTTTTGAGCTCACCCATAGGTACTGATTCTGTTTTGGCACCTTGTATTACTTTCTCAACACCATATTCACCATTGTCTCGAATCCATCTTTCAACAAATTCTCTAGCATTATATGGGTCATAACCGAAAGCGTAAACTACATACTTGTGTTCGTAAATCATTGCAGATAAATCGTCATATACTTGATTCATATCAAGAACAACACCATCCATAACAATCAAAGTTCCTTCAGCAATAAGTTCATCGTAACGATTACGCATAGCTGAAGTTAGTTTCTTGAGTTTTGATTCACAAACATAAGATCTTGTTTTAACACCAAATCGTCCTCTACCTAGAGGGAATAAGAATGTAAAGGCACAGAAGTCATCCCCTTGAGATAAGTCAGCACCGAGTGTACATTCAAGACCATCGAAGTTTTGTGGACGATGAGGAACTGTTTCTTCATAAACAAAGAAATATGTATAACCTTCTACAGGTATACCAAAACGTTTTGCTAATGTATCGGCCCTTGTTGCGGGTTGATTCTCGGCACGTTCTACTTCGTTTCTATATGTTTCGTAAGAAACTGTAGCCCCAAGGTTAGGGTTAGCTTTCATCCATAGTTCTGGATAAGCAACTTCTCTAACATCATCTAGTCGATAATACCAAATAGAGACATGTGGGTTAAAATATCGACCTTCTAAAATGTCGACTAACTCCATCTTAATAGTATCACCAACACCGTCACGAGCAGTTCCTTCGGAAGATGTAGCGATTATGAGATAGTTATCATTCTTGGAAGCACCCTGTTCGATTGCTCCTATAACATCCTCTCTAACTTCTCCAGAAAGCCATTCATCAACGGATGCGTACTTACATCTAAGACCTTGTAGTTTATCGACAGACATAGGTCTTATTTCAAGTAGACTATTCGTGGCAAAATTCTCGACACCTTTCTTTGTTGACGCCAGCAATTGTTTCTGAGTTAGATTCCCGGTCATTTTAGATCCTTGAACCATGTATTTAATTAGAGGTCCTTTGGCTCTACTCAAAGCAGTTCTGAAAGGTCCCATAATTTCCTCAGCTTGTTTCATTGTCGGGGCAGCTACTACCTGATGGGTAGTTGAGGTGTCTATCAATAACATGTATGCCTGCATGTATGTTGAATAAAGTGATTTAGCGGCACCACGTCCTACAATTAAGTATTGTTTTGTAGTGAGTCGCTTAAATTTAGTTTTAATTTCCCATTTACCGAGTTTAGGATTATATACCTTGTCCTCAGAAATGTAGAACCAAGCGAGGGCACACTCTGCCCATAATTTAAAGGACGGTAATAATGTAACATCGCTACCGTCTGTTAGAGTCATCTCATTTTCACAAAATCTAACAAAGCCTTCAATCGCTTGATTATCGTAGTAATAATCCGGAGACTCTATTAAGAAGTCTATTCGGTTCATTTCCAGAGATACCATACGATTTACCGGAATTTCACCTCTAAGAACTGCTTCTTTGAATTTCATGTATTCTTCCGGATAAGCTTTATTGGATAGTACCACAAACGTTATCTCCTATTTTTTCATAACATTAACAATTTGTCTTGTAAGTGGAGCATAGTCTTTAGGTTTATTTTTCATAAAGTCTGTTGCAACAGTCTTCAATGCAACACCAGCAACAGTAGGAACTACGAACTTACCAGCTTTAATAGCTGCAGATTTAATAGATGGTTTCTTATTAATTCTATTTGCTCGTTGAACTTGTTCTGCGAAATCGTTTTCCATACGAAGTCGATTTGTTGCGTTTCTAAGATCTTTGTCGGTCATAAGATGCCTATTGGCATTTTTAGTATTCCACTTACTACTTGCTTTTTTCAGTTTATTGCGATTTTTACGGCGTTCACTAAATCTATTACTAAATTTACGAACACCCCACTTCATTCCTTTGATACCATGATGTTCTAGGTTATCAACTTGTGAAGCAATAGCAATAATTTCCAAATCATATTGGCTCATTAAAATCCTCCTTTTGGATGATTATACGATGAGCAGTAGATCGAATAGATTTTTCTAAAGAAGTAAGTACACTCCCAATTGGTGGGTCAAACTTTACTCTTGCATTCAAGTAGGTGTACTGCTTGATTAAGCGAATAAGTTGTTCGTCTTTGGTATTCAATAATTGTTCCCATTTTGAATCTTCACTCATAACAAACTCTTTGTTGAGTTTAGTCAATTGAGACAATTCACCTATAATACCATCGAGTTCCATAATCAGTCGAGAATCAAACCCAGTATCTTCTTCAGAAGCAAAATCTAAAACAGACTTTACGTCTTGTAGAATTGTCATATCCACCTCACCATAGTTTAGTATCTCCAGGTGTTCGTTCTATATAATTTGATTCGGGATAAACTTTCTTGTAGTGAATTATTGCATGAGTTTTATAAGAAGTAGTTATCAGTAAATCAGGATTGAGAAGAATGTCTTCATTCCATTCCAATAAATCTTCTTCTGTTACTGGAATCATATGATGCACTAATACTCGCCCATCGATATTGACACCAGGAACTCCTAGGTCATAACCCATATCCCTAGCGATAACATAATCTCTGAGTTCTAGCCAAAGTTTGCTTCGATAAAATCTATTAGATATCTCTCGAGGCGATTTGTATCCTCTGTTTATTAATGACAGATAATTCAATCTATCACCAAATGAATCAAATGTTATAAGCTTTGAATAACTCAAATCTTGTAGAATTTTTCTATCGGTTGTTAACAATGATGTCATAATTCTTCTGACGGAGCATAACCACGAATTGCCGCAATAACAGCTTCGCTATCTCCTTTACCTTTGACTTCACTATCAATCAAACTGATTTTGGATTCATTGAGTTTCTTCTTAGCTTTTAAGTTTTCCAACTGGATCTCGTTTTCAATTGTTCCATAACGAAGTAATGCATTCAATGTGCTTGGCGCGATTGTTCCATCTTGTAACTGTCGTTCTGCCAAATCAAATGCTTGCTTTGTTAATTGCTGCATTCTACCTTCCGGAGTGAATGCTTGACGAATTAAATAATCGTCTTTATTTTTCTTTCGAGGCATCCGTAACTACCTCCGCTTTACCCTGAAATTCTCTTAGTTCACGGACTGAATGTTCAATATAGTCTTCAGCTTGTTCTGCTGATAGAGTAACACCAATTTCTTTAGAAAACGCTAATAGTTTTTCTAAAGCTTCTTTTTTCTTATCTTTATTAGGAATCAATAAAGAATCTAAAGAAGAAACGATGATCATTGCCCGATCTGCTAATGTAATCACAGATTTGTTATTAGTCGATACACCAAGATAGCGAACTAATTGTAAAACTACAGGTGCAACAAAAACTAATAGCGTTAATACTTCAATGATTTTTTCAATGGTCATTACTAGTCTCCTTATGTCTCTTTTCTTCTATGTAGTCATTGACTACTCTTGTAATATACGAGTTACCACCTTTTTGGGTATAAGAATCGTATAAAGCTAAAACTTCAGCAATAGACAATCTCTCCGATTGTATACCAGTAACGATTTGTAATCGAAGAAAGTCTCTTTCTTGGGTCTGTTGCATTTCTTGAAAGCTCAATGTTAACGCTGATATAGCGTTCTTGATGCCATCAATCTCTTCGTTTTGCTTCTTTTCTAATTTATTCCATAAACGCGTGAATACTTTTGCACCAAAGCCTACAATAGATGCACCAACGCCAATATAAACACCAATCTGTGATAGAACTTCAGGAGATAGAAGCCAGTATAGTAGTGCTTTAAGATGTTCACTAACCTCACTTGACATTTTATACCTCCTTTCCAGCTATTATCGACCCACTTCGGTATCCCAGAATCTGAGTTTTAACCCACTCCGGGGCTATTTTAGGGTGGTGGGGCGATGCAAGGGGTGGGAAAATTTTACGAACCCTCCCCCCTATGGTTCAAATTTTTATTTCGAATTTTATTATTCTGTATTATTCGTTGGTAGACGAATTGGTGTTGGTGTTGTAGGTTTGCATACAGTCCAAACGCCTTCAACAGGTCCTTCATCAATGATGTAATTGATTGCTGTTGCATGTAGTTGAGCTTCTTCGACTTCATCTAGCACATCATCAATGTTGCCAATGACTTCAGCTAATAGTTCTGGTGTGTTGTATCCATGTTCAGTATCCCAACGTAACCACGCATCATAGTCAACGAAAGGATTGTATGGGTTGTCGTATGTTGTTAACATTGTATCAACAACAGTTGTTTCTTTAATGTAATCTAAGTCCATAACGTTCTCCTTTCTAGACTAAGTTCTGTACAGTAGAGACACTAACACCTAAAGCTTCTGCTACTTCAGCATAGGTTCTACCGTTCTTAAGCATACCTTTAGCTCTGTTGGCTTTAGATAGACTGATAGCGTCTTCCTTCTTAGGTGTAGCTAACTGCTTGAGTCGGTCTGAATCAGAGAAGCGAATGATGTCTGTAAGCATCTTAGTACTCACAGCACCAGACTGAATAGCTTTCCATTCATCAGGCTCAATAGTAATCCTAGACGAAGCGCCGTCAGCACCTGTACGTACACGAGCAGCAGCAATAGCCTGTTGTTTAAGCTTCTTGAGCTGGTCTTTCTGCATGTCAGGATCACGTTTCTCAGCTATTACTTTATTAGCAATAAGCTGCGCTTGACGTTCTCTAGGAGAGTTAGATAGAGCAAGATCTAGTTTGTTCTGTAGTGATTCTACTTGAGACTTGTACTTAAGCTTAGCATCCTTGTTCATGGTCATGTTAGGCGTTGATTCAACAATCTTGTTAGCTTTATCACGCATCTTGCCAAGAGCATTAATATAATCACCATACATATTCTCAATAGGGGTGCCAGAACCAAGGGTCTTAGCATCTTTAACCATTTCTACAACATGGTCTGTAGAAACAGTTTTTGATTTCTTAATTGTTGGTTTTAATTTAGGATTAGCAGCAAGTTCTTCTGGTGTTCTAGCTTTCTCCCAATACTCAAGGGTACGATGCTCAGTCTTTGACCTAGAAATAAGAGTTGATGCTCCATTTTTTATTTTTCCAGATATAACATCATAATGTTCTTGATATTTTTTCTTTAAAGATGGAATATCATTTTCTCTTTCAGATCTTTTATAATCTAAATTATGTTTTTCCGCATCAATAACAACCATAGAATGTTTAACGGCTCTAGCAATTTCAGATTGACTAGCTCCTTTAAGAGTCATATCAGTAATAAGGTTTGATACTTCTCCCATTTTTCTTTGTTTCTCTGGCCAGTTACCTTTTGAGTCACGCTTCAAGACTTTTGGATCTGAAGAATAATATTTATTGGTGTCAAAGTTTTTAAGTTCTTTTAATGAACGACTTGTTTTAATTCCATTTTTATTATTAGGAATAACCATTACAGTATCACCATCAAAATCTGCACCAGATAATTTAGAAGCAACTGATGAGTCAATACCAACTGCATCTTTTGCGCCTTTCATAAATTTGGCAGGGCCTTTTTCTAGCTTGTTGTTAACAGTTAACTCTGGCAATTCAAAGATACCACCATGAGGATATCGAACGAGAACTACTTTTTCACCATTCTTAAAGTTTGGTGCATAAATTTCGTTAGCTTTAATACCAGATAAAGGTAAAATAACTTGGCCTTTCATTCTGTCGAAGCCAGTTAATTTAAGGTTATGACGTTTAGTTGTCAATCCGTCAGCAAAATCTTGCATTAAAGCCTTTTTAATTACTGGATTTGTCAAATTATTTATTTCATCAAACTCTTTTTGTAATTTATCATAAGTAGTTTGAATACGACCTTTTACAAGAGCAGGAGGTTGTTTAGAAACAAACTGAGAAGATAAGGTTTTTGACCAAGTTCCCCAATCGCCTTCTTCATTAACTTTATTAATAGCACCTTTTTGTCCATTGGATTTAATTTGAGCACCAAATGGATTGTCAGGATCATCTTTTAATTTCTTAAGAACAGACTCTTTTGGTGTTCCTTGTTTCTTATTGGTGTTAAAAATAACATCAACACCTTTAGGAAAATCTTTAGGATCACCATATACCGCCATACCTTTTAGATAATGCGTTCCACCAACACCGATACGAACTTGTGCATATCTAGAACCACCTAAATCCAAGTCTTTTACACCAGGACGTAATTCCATAACACCATCTTTATCGGTACCACCTTGTTCATCGTAACGAATATGAACACGCTTCCAATCAATATGTTCGATCGGTTTCAAACCTAATTTAGTTGAACCGTCTTCAGCTTTATATAAATTAGGAGGAACAATTTCATGTTTATGTTCACGAACAATATCGGGATTTGATTCTTTTGTAAGAACTTTCATTTCTACCCAGTGATCATCGTTAGTAGCATTTTTAACATATACTTTATGCATATGATAACCTTCTGCTTCTAATTGTTGAACCGCACGTTTTAAGGTATTTTCTTTAATACCCAATTGTTGAGCAGACCCTAATCCCACATCCAAATATGGATTTTCTTTAATTAGAGTTTTAAGGTCATTTTTCACACTTTCCATTCGATTAACATTATTTCGAACTTGTTCATTTAAATTCATACGAACAGATGATTCAGGAATACCAGTTCTACGAGATATTTCCGTAGGACCATATCCTTTCTCGTGAAGTTCCATAATCATAGATTGATTTTTTAATCGAATAGTTTGGTTAGCAATGGTATTTCTTGCACGGAATTCACTCGTGGTAATACCTAATTTAGTTGCAATTTGAGTATCACTCAAACCGGTCTTACGATATTTTGCAACTTTATCGGACCATGATGTAGCCCGTTGATATGAGTTTTCACCAGAACCCCAAGCATATCGTCCACTATGCGGAATACTTCCTTGGTGTGGTGTGCCTTGGTGTTCAAGATAGGCTTCTTGTAAATCCATCACAAATATGGTCCTTTCTATTTAGGTTTGTTCTCAAGAATACCAGAGAATTCTTTAATTGTATGATATACGTCATACACATCTTCTGCCTCAGGAATATAAGTATCGATGTTCTCTCCTTGATAAATACGTAATTCAAAATCAGTCTTCTCAGGAGCTACACCGTATTCCAAACAGAAATATGCAGCATAAACAAGCAATTGTTCCATTTTTGGTTTAGTAATGCCAGTCTTTAAATCATGAATTCTAAGAAATCCACGAGGATTATCCTTCTTAGGAGGGTCATATCTAATAGCGTCAGCTGTACCAAAAGCATATGGCGAGTAAAATAACAATACTTCACTATCCATACGATATCCAATTGCATCGTTAACAAAATTAGCAACTGCTGGATGAGTATGACCTGGTAATAAACGAATTCTGTGTTGAATCGCATTACTTGCAAACTCATGAAGCTCAGTTCCTCGTTGTTTAGCTTTTTCGTTTTCAAAGCGTTCTACCAACTTCTCAGGGTCATATTTTAACCAATGACATTGACTAGCGCTTAAAAATGAATGTTTACCTTCGAACTCGGGATGTCTGTTCCATTTCATTAAGAACTTCCTCCTTATTCTCTGGATATATAGTGCGAGCCCATCCACCCATCGAATTATACTTTTCTAAGTAATATTCTTGATTAGGTCTATAAGGAGCAGTTGCACTACGCTTAACTTCTAAATGATAAGAATATGGACCAATGTCCACTGATAAGTCGGGTATTCCTTGAATATGGCCCGAATCGTTTTTCTTAACAATAGCATCAGGAAATCTATTATGAAGGTCCTGAATTAATGTTCGTTGAAAATCTCTTTCGAGTTTGGACATGTTTGTTCTACCCAGTTCCTTTCATTAAATTTCTTTTTGTTTCTTATGGATCGTTCAATTGCATCATCAATAGAGGCAGGGGATTTAAGATAGAGATAAAATAAAAACTTAAAGGAGGTATTCACTCGATTTATCCGTCCCTCGGATTGCTCCATAACCCGATAAGAATAATTTAGAGAATAAAACAATATTGTATCAGTAGTAATACAGTTCCATCCCTCTGCCCCGGCCGTGTACTGAACCAAATATACCCATTCAGTAGCATCTGGGATAGGTTCGTGTTTCTGACCGTTCCATTGATAGTATGCCCTATTTAATTCTTGACAAATCTCTTTGAGAATATCAAGCTCATAGGTGTAGTTATAAAAGACAATAATTTTATCACGAGTCATTATCTGTTGTTTAGCATTTTCAATTCTACGAGGACTAGTATTAATTATTCTTCGCAAAACTTGTGTAAACTCAGATGCATTTGTTATAGGTGCTTCCGTAAATGGATTAAACCTTGTGTCTATAACTCGTTTATACAACTCTTTATCAAAAGAAGTATTTATATATTGTCTATGGACTTCGGTTGTTCTAAAATCAGCCATAGGCACAGCTAAATATTTACGCAACCGTTCTAAGCGATCAACCTCATGATATCGTTTAATCTGAGGGAACTTAGAATATGGATTGTATTCGACGTGTCTATCTACAAATTCAGTTTTGTTTCTGTAGAAGTTGTTTGCTAAGAATATACACATCCAATCCATCCAAACATCTCCTGGTGTTGCAGTTAGCATAATCCATTTATTTTTACGAGCAATCTTAATAAAAGAAGTACCCCATGAACCATAACCAATTGCGCGTTGTTCATCGAATAAGAAGAATGCATCTTTAACATCCAAATACTTGGTTATATTATTCCATGAATCAACAACACCTTCAATTCCGAGCATTTCCAAATCACGATGCCATTCTTTGTCATTACGTTTCTTAGCAACCGTAATAATATAGAGTGGTAAATCACGATGGTTTTCTATATAATAAAATAGGCCTGTCAAGGATTTACCCGAACCGACCTTCCCGCACAATACAGAACCATTATGCAATCTATCAACCGCCCGCCGTTGATAGTCGTATAATTCAATTTTAGAATCCATACTTACGACGAAGTGGATTATCCACTACACGAATATATGCATTCTTCAAGTTAAGACGAGCATATTGTCCATCTGGACTTGGATCTCGTCGAGCAATGGTCATATCGCACAAGGCGATTTCCATATCATCAAGCATTGCCAATTGACTTTCGTCGTTCAAGAACATACGGTCAGTTGGTGCAATATCTTCATCGATAGGAGTTGTACCATCATCGTAAATAATAGCGATGCTTGGCAAACCGAATTGAGTATAAACACGAACCTTGAAGAAATATGATGGTTCGAACATATCAGGATTCTCTGCCATCTTAGCAGCCATTTCGTCCGTAACATTTTTTGGTTCATACAATTTAACATTAATACCATATTGTTGTAGAAGTTCTACATCTTCAGGGTTTACCTTAACATTAAAATAACGGTCGCCTGCGCGATTGTACTTTTCTTGACGCCCACTGAAGTTGCGAGCGAATAAGAATTCAACTTCTTCCAAAATAATTTGGGAATTTGAGATTTGTGAAATTTTTGTCATTGTATTGTCCTTTCTAACTGACGTGTGTCTGACATATTTTCAAAAAAGAAGAAAGGAGAACAAATCAGCAGAATTTTGTTCTTCCTCTCTATTATGTGCCATGTAAATCCTGCGATTTACAAAATAGTAATTTTGGAACACCCTACGAAACTTGTAGAGCGTCCACATAATCTTTAGGCATATCATCGACAATTTGGTTGATATCCCCAACCTTAATAATTTTCTTAAGACCATCGATTGCAATCTTATCATAATAAGAAAAATCGACATCTTCATAATCGAATTCGGAAGTTTGTTTAAACAAATATCCTTTCGTTCCAGCAATGGATTTGAAGTTTTCATTGTCTTCCGTCCACATACATTCTTTTCCAGACTTGGAAGCATATATAGATCCGACCTTACCAACGAATTCGTCTCCGAGATAAATATGACCTTTCGATTGTTTAGTGATAAAGAAGTCCTTATCAACTAATTCCTCTTTGGTCCAAACACGTTTCAATAAATATGTGTTTGCATACTCAGCACCAGTTGGTGACCAGCTATCATCTTCAAGCTGAGCAATATACACAGCGTTGTTAATAAGCGCCATACGTTTGTAAGTATGTTCATGTTCGAACTTGTAGTTATATTTCTCTTGCTTACCGAAGTCCATAACGAATTGAATAATCTTATCGTCAGCATCTGGTATTTTAACCGAGTCCGTCTTAATATGACAAACCTTATACCCTTGCTCTTCAACAGCAAATTTCAAGTCGACCATAAATAAAGCTCCACGTTTCGCAACGATATTGTCAATATTGTCTGGGTGTTTGAACTTGTTATCAAATTTAGCAGAGGTCATTCCATATACTGAGTTGATTACAATCTTCAAAGCAGTTACCAAAGGTTTGTGATATTCCGGATTATCCAAGAACGGAGCCAATACTCCATCAAACATTTGTTTAACTTCGTCAATCTTATTATGTTTGAGTAATACACGAACTTTAAGCAAGTCTGCATATCTTTGTGTGTATGGACCGAAGTAGTTCATATTCACCAGAGAGTTCGGGTGCATAGACTCTACGTCAAGCAGAGCTATATTTTTATACACTCCCGGTTCTGCATACACAAATCCACCTTCTCCCGTTTCGAAGCCACGGTAATATGACTTACCGAACTCATATTTGTATCCAGGGAAGATTGTGTCAAGTTTAACATAATTAAATTTGTCTTGTGGTTTAGGGTCATCCCCAAATATGAATTTTGCTGTAAGCTGATTGTTTGTCGCATTCATTGAACCTTTTGAAATGGTTGCTAGAATTTCACGCGCAACATAGTCAGCATATATAGAGTCGAATAATTTCTCAGTTGCATCAACGTCATTGACACAGTAGTCAACAACGACAGGAACTAATTCATCAGGAACAGGTTGGTCCCAAGGGATTTCCATTTCGACGTGTTTAATTCCTAAGTCAACTTCCCATCGCTTGAGTGATTGTTTCTTCTGAGAGTACTCATAAATATCGGTATAGCTTAATTCGTAAGCAGCCGCATACATTCCACTCTTCGCATTTTTTTCGTTGACAATTCTGTATGATTGACGGAACAATTCTAAATTGTCACATCCGAGTAGTCGAGCATAGAGAATATGATTGTCGTATCGTCGGTTGTTGAAACCAACTAGAGGAAATGATAGTAAGTGTTCAATTTGGTCTGGAGTTGGATTAACCCATTTAACAAATTCGTCTTCTCCATATTTCTTCCACACGACAACAAATAGATTTGGATACACCTCAATATCGAAGAACACTAATTCTTCTTTTGGATATATCTTTGTGAAGTTCGTCAGCTTAGCTTCGGTTGCTCCATCGTCATCACGAATAGACGACCATGGAATTTTCTGAAATACAGCCAAACAATAATCACGGTTGTTAGTTGAACGCAGAGCTCTTAAAAATACATCATGCTTCAAATCAGTCAAGTCATATTCTAGACCCATGTCGTATGCTTTCTGAATTTGGTCAGCAATCCAATCGATTGTTGGTTTTGTGTTTGGGTGACTTGGTTTCTCACCCTCAATAAGACCCAACTGTCGTTTAACAAATTTACGGAGTGTCTTCTCCGTGTATGTTATTTCTTTTACCTCTTCGTACATCTTAGCCTTTCTCTCTTTCAACGGCAAGCCCGATGAAATATGAGATGGTTGTAGATTGTTTGACGCTTTGTCAATCCGTCTCAAAGAGGCGTTGCCTTTATACACTTTGATTTCAATATGCTCATCAACCAAATTATCAAGTTCGTTCACATTACCATCATAGATATAATGCAGATGAATACCTTGACCTGATTTGGAAACCTCAGCATAAGTTGGAGGGAATTTTGAAGCAGCCTCAATATTTAAATCGAGGTTCTTATTGCCTTCCTCATCTTTCAAATCGAAATCAATCACAATATGATTCAACGGAACTTTAACCCAGTGTAGTTTTTCCGTATGAATATCTTTTAAAGTTGTACGTACATCTTCCCATTTCATCATGGGATTTCCATTTCGTTGCGCAAGCTGCGCTGGATAGTCTGCAGCAAGTCTATTAAATACACGATTGTTGTAGTCGAATTTAAGCCAGTTATCTGGAACAATCATTTCATCAGGATTACTTGTGCTGACAAGTCCTTCTGGAAATGCAACATGCCATTTAAATCCTTTGAAATAATTCTTAACACGAGTACCATCCACAGCGCTATCCTTAACCATTGTCTCAAAATAACGCAAAGCCTCTCGTTTGATAACTGCTTTATATCCATCCGTCTTCCATCCCATGTCTTCCAAATATTCTTTATACAGTTCGCTTATCTGACGAAGACTAATTCCTTCTTGCATATAAATTGCATGTGAGCGAATGAAATCAAAGATATGGTCAGTCTGTTCGGCCATCTCAACATCGAAGTATTCATCAAAATAATCAAACCCCAATTCTTCAAATCTGTTAATTGCCATCTGAGCAATATAAGGCAGTTCGAATTTGATTTGAGCCATCAGCTGATTATATTTTGTATGACTAACTTTCTGGCCACTAGGATTTACAACAACAGCACGTCGAGTGATACCCGAATCAACGTTACGAACTTTATAACGTTGGTTTGACGCTGTAATCAATAATCCTGTAAATGTGACAGAATAAGGTTCTTTAAATTTTTTATTAACCTGAATAATTTCATGACTTGTCAATTTCAATAACGGCGTATCGTTTTGAATATGACTGATATCCGTATCCTCGTCAATCAATAAGGGTACTTCCTGAACTTGTCCTGTTGCAAACTGGTCATTGCTTGTGAGCAGTTTCAAGTCGATAGGAGCACAGTAATCTTGAAATAGCATACGAAATATTTTTAAGACGGTACCTTTACCGCTACCCTTCGAACCATACAAATACATGAACTTTTCAATCTTGTACATGTTGTTGGTAAATAACGCACCCATGAACCACAATATCTTATCGAGCTCTTGTGGCATATATAAAGTGCCAACCAATTCTTGAAAGGCTGGCGCTTCACCTTCAGTTGGTGTATAATTTAATTGAGTGGTAGCATAATCACGTCTCTGCATCTTGTGGTCTGCGAATAATATCTTTTGGTTGAAAGACACATCACCCGACTCACAGGCTTTACAGAAATCTTGAAATAACCTAAACTTACCAACTGACGCTCTACGGATTTCCTTAACATCAATTCGTAACCCAGGTCTACCTTCTTCTATTTCCTTAGCTCTTCGCCAAAGAAGAGTATCAATATCATAAAATAAGTTCTTTTGTTGGGTATCCCAATAAGAACCATTCCAGTACGCGTAGAATTTAGAACCTTTTACTACTAAATCCTTTGTATCACCAAAAATGAAATCGGGAGATACTTCATAATCAACAGTTCTGTTGTTTGATGTGAACTTTTTGATAGAAACGTCTAAAAAATCCACTCTATACCTCCAATTCTACCATCACCCGTTTTTCCCCCGTTTTGCCCCCTCTCACCATTGTATATATATACTAGTTCATTTTCAACTCATCCCAATATACAATAGGAAAAGGGGTCGTTTTTGGGGGAGAAATAGGGGATTTTAATAAATTTTTCACCTTTTTTCTCAAATTTTACATCAATATTATAGGTAACCAATAAATCCCCCAAATTTCCTCAGATTTTTTGGGGGATAGTTTTAAGCCAAAATTAGCCTATTTTTGACCAATTTTCCGACAATATCAATGCAAATTCCTACAGTCCCTCCAAGTTTTTCAGAGAATATTCCCTGAATTTCAACCCGAAAACCATAGAAATATACCTATTTAGACCTTCTAATCCAACGTAATTCTACCCGATTTGTCAAGGAATTATCCGTTTGATAGCTATTTGCAACCCTTACAAGGTACTCAAAACCATCAATTTTTACCCGGATAATCTCCCCATATAAGGTGGATAATATAGGATTACGAGATAATACAAGCTTCCAGCCAGTTATAATCCCGTCCACATCCTTAATATACTTTGCATCAAACGCATCTAGCACTACTGGCGAATTTGTATTATGTTTCATACTTATTTATTAGCTTCCTTTTCTTTTGGTGGTTCTTGTTTGGTTAAAGGCTCAGTAGTAATGAAACCGTCCGGTTCAACCTTGAATGATGGTTCTTTGTCAAGTTTACCATCTGGAAGAAGTTTATACCAACCATCATTATATTTAACGAAGCAATCAGATTGCATAACACCATCTTTAGGATCGCAGTAGTACCAGTTGTCATAGTATTTAATCCAACCTGTCTTCATTGCTCCATCTTTATCAAAGTAGAACCATTTACCACCAATCTTGACCCAAGAAGTAGCCATATATCCTTTTTCGTCAAAGTGATACCAATTGCCATCAGAGTGTTTCAACCAGCGATTAGTATACATATATCCATCTTCTCCGAAGTAGAACCATGACTTGTTTTCTTCAATATACTCGAATCGGTTTGTTGGATATGACCCGTTTTGACGTACATACCACCAACCAGTGTTATTGTGTTTCCAACCCGGTTCGACTGGCTGAGCTTCACTAGCACCCGTATATCTATATGCATAATAATATGGTTGACCTGAATAATACCAACGTTCGTCGTAATTATTTACGGAGATACCGTCATATGCGTAGTTACAGTGGATGATATTATCTGAGTCCAAGAAGATACCAGTATGTCCTCCAGCACCTGCAGAAGCACCTTTACGTCCCCAGATGAAGATATCACCACGTTGAGCATCCCAAGATGTGTTCTCAGCAATAAGCTCAAATCCATTGTCAAGCAACCATTGGTGCTCGTATTCAGTATTTACTGCCCAACCAGCAGATACTGCACCGCCTGAGCGTAGAGCGTAGTAAATAGATGAAGAGCAATCGTATGAGTCGTCCCCATCACGATATGCCATGCTGTATGATACTTGTCCTTCGCGGTTTTTCATCCACGCTAGTGATGTTTCTAAATTAATTGTCATTTGTTTTCTCCTTTTGTTTTTGGTTTAAAATAAAAAGTTGGTTTGTACCCTTTAAAGAAAGGTACTTGGTTATTTTTCAGATGATCTCTCGAGATGTTGTTCTTGTCCATTCGAGTTACCCCCTTCAATAAGACGTCTGATGGTTTCATCATATTTTTGTCGAATTTCATTGAAATCGAATGTATCAATATGTACGAGTTGTTCTTGATACAAATCATAGTAGTAATGTTCTTTTGGAAAATGATGACGAGCAAAATCCCTGTCAGTAACAACAAATTCAACGACTTGATTCGTAGAATATATCAAATCAAAATTCTGAACTTCTTCATAGATATATTTCTGAAGTGTACGTTTGTCGATAACTATAACCAAGATTTTAGGCTTATTCATTATCGTCCTCCTTAGGAAGATTAAATCGTTTAGTCAGAAATTCAGACTCAACATCACCCCCGGGATTTTTGTCAGTTTGTGAATACAACTCTTCCATGACACCCTCAAGCACCATTTGGATCTCGTCTTGAGTTAAATCGCTACGAGTTTTGAAATACTTAGAGAAGATATCAAAAGATAGATACTCGCTGCCAAGAATAATGTTTGCAATTTCTTTGTAATAACTACGACGTATTTTAGCACAATGAATTCTAGTGTTCAAATCAGTCTTAGGATTTCGTTGGATCTTAAGATTTGAAACAAGGAAACCAATAACACCTTCCATATTTTTAGAAAGCTCTTCGATTTCTTTGTTTTGCGGAATACACTCGGCAGCATAACGCATAAGATCGATCTGATCGTCATCATTATGAGTATTCTTTTTAGGTCGTTTGAAAGTCATGTATGGTTCGTCTTGACCGAACGTATACACATGAGTAACCTCTTCTTCCTCCCCATCCTCAGCTCGAACACCCTTTAACCAGCATGCAGTTAGCGCAGCGTAGTTAGATAGGTCCTCAAGGGTGTCTAGGAGGCTCTCAGAGCCCACCTGCTGCATTCTAGACTCATCCGTGAGTGCTTCTAAGCGGTTCATTTTGTCGCTCATACGGACTATGCTAGCTACGATTCCGTGCTTGTCCAAAGACATCTCAAATGAGTCACCATAGTCAGAATTCTTCTTGCAAAATGTCTTGTATTGCCCATCATATTGCTCACGCATAGTTTTTTCATTAATTTTTACCATTATCTTTTACCTTTCCTTACAGATATGTCGATTAAACTTATCCATAGACTCAAAATATTCAACTAGTGCAACATTAGACATTGGAATATATACAACGTCTGGATATGGATCATATAATTCAATCTTAAGTAGACTAAGACCTTCTGTTAAGAAACAATAATCCTTAACTCCTTGAAAAACATTAACCGCTATACCTTTAGAATTTAGAGCTTTATTATCGTTTAAATACTTTACATACAAAACTCTATTAGCCATGTAAATCTCCTTCGTCAATATTACTAAGGTAATCAATAGCCTCTTTGATAATACCTTCCACAAATTCTATTGTGTTGGTTTCATCAGTATCATTAGCATGATTGCAATCGAAACCAAGGATGGAATATTTTGCTCGGTGCTCCTCGTAAGTTATCCCTCCATGGAAGATATCATCGATTCTATCCTTAACTTTTCTAATATCGATTGTAGCAGGCACATGGATATACCCACAATACCACCAGCTACGAAGAGACATGTCTTTGTGTTCGTTACGGAATTCTTCTATAAGTTCACGAGGATATTCAATCTTTTTAATTGATCCTTCAAATCCTTTGTACTCCATATCAACAACATTAGTAATACTCATTTTCTTTCTCCCTCAAAGTGTTCTTCTACACTAACATTTTTCATAGTTTGAATTACATTCTCTTCTTCAGCCTTCGTATATTTGAAGATATCAATCTTCTTAATTCGTTTTGGGTCAATAGTTATAATAACACCACTAATCAAATTGATATCCTGTAAATACGAAACCAAGATATATGAGTCATGAACTTCAATATTCGTTACCGCATCATAACGGTCAAAATCTTTACCGTTAGTGTATTCAACATAAACAGCTTTCATCTCACTGTACCCTTCTACTTTTCCCAGTTAGCGGAGTAGGCTTGATGATTTCATCAATAGCCAAAACATCCGCCTTCAAAATTTCTATAACAACAGACTCTCTACCAGAGCGATATTCTATTTCACAGAAGTCAACCCTGGGCCACCAGTTAATTGAGGTGACATCTTCAAATCTTAAAGTCTTAATATCGTCATCAATGCTAACATATTTAAGATCAATAATGATTGGATTTGATAAACGTAAGATGAAGCTGTCATTATTTAGTTTGTTTAACAACAAAGAGTCTTCATCAGGCTTAATACCATGATTAACTCCTTTAAATAACCCCATACCAAACGAATTAATTCTTTCGGCCATTAAGTATTACCTCACTTATTGTTCATTAGTTCAACGACTTTCCAATATTCAAGTTTGGATAACCCAATACCTGTAGATAACACGCGCCCATCGGGAATACGATATTCGAATCGAATAGTATCAAGTGTGTTTTCAGAAACATATGATACGTTTACTACATTCTGGAGGAATATAGGTTCTTCAACTTTACCATCAGTTCCTTTAACAGCGTACTCTACGAGATATTCATTCTCGCCATCCCATAGTGGCACAATATCTTTTCCATATTGCATTACTTGTTTCTCTTGAGATAGACCCATTGATTTTCGTAAGTCATTCTCAGAGTTGAAGATATTGTATTTTGAGACATATTCGAGATTGATACTTTCAATCATATCAACACCATTAAGTCGGTATAGTATATGCAAGAACCCTTCCTTGATAGTCACATCTTCAACATCGGTGAAAATGCTATTAAGACGATATTCATCGATGGTAGGATGTTTAATATAAGTTACTTTTACAGCTTTCTTAGTCATTCTCCGCAACCTCCCAATATCGTTCACCGGCAACAAAACGACGAGTTTGTTCGTCAGTCAGTTTGTGAACTTTCTGCATATCTGAAATGAATTTGTTGTAGTAATCGAAATTATCAATTACCGTACCTTCACGACGTACGGTGTCAAATGCTGTCCAATTGATTTCCTCAGGATACATAGGAGGAGTCAAGCGACGTAAATGAATAAGTGGGAATTTAATTGTATGGTCTTCGTCAACTTTGAGTTGTAGAGAAATAGAATTACCCCAACCAAAGAATTCATCGAGAGGTTCGACCTCAAGACCTGCGGCACGACGCAAATCTGCAACGGTAACATTTCCACCACTTTGAAGATGACGTAAAATACCATCGAGCCACATAATCATTTGGTCTCCAGGTTCTGATGAAAATATTTCTAATACAGCATTAAAGTTTTCTGCTTGTTGTTTAAAGTCTGTTGGTTTGATAACAGGTACTCGTGTAATGTCTAGTGAATATCTCATTTTAGTTTTCTCCATTCAGTTTTTTCTCATAGTCTACAATCCATTTTGGCTTTTGTAGAATATCATAGTTATAGTAATTTTCTTCTTTAATAGTTGACAAGAGGAAGTAGTTGTGAATATATAACTCTGTCCCATTGGGTCTACTAGATACGAAAGGGGTTAACCCAAAAATATATTCCAAGAAACGATTTTCTGGATGATAGATTTGAGTCCAAGCCACATTAGGATGTCCGGTGTAGTAATTACCGTTCAACTTAAACCTGAACATTTTTAGACGTCCTTCTTTAATAGAGTTAGCCATGTATTTATCAAAGTTTAAATCCTTCCTAAGCACGTCTAAACAGAATAAATGCTGATCTTTTATGCTTGCAAAGATAAGAATTCGTAAGTCAGTAGGCTTTTCGGATATAAGAATGAAAGGATAATACCCTCCATTCTTAGTATCTTTCATTAAATTGTACTTTGTACCTACGAATATGTTTAGTTTAGGAGCTTGTATGTTGTGTTCTAACATAACTCCATTACATACATCGGCCCATCTTGAAAATACGGGACTAAATGTCTCAGTCTTTGCGAAATTCTCAGCGTGTTCTTTTAGACCACCTTCTGTGATCTCATATTCTGATCCTTCCCAACCATTAAAGAATGATAAAATTCCCTTTATCATCGCCTTTCACCTCTTTTTCATTCACATACAAACCATCGTTAATCACTCCTTCAGTATATTCCTGAATTCCAAACGTATACATTTGAAGTTTATTTGAATTCGATACTGGCACCATAGAAAACATTGGGTATATATAACAATACATGTTTATCAACTTGATTACATTCTTATAATCAGAGTTTGATGCGTATGATATCATTCGATTGTATACTTCAAAGTTGTTGTTTTCATCTGTAGTATTCCTAAGAATACAAATACAAGGTAAATCCCAACCTTTCTTATAGAAGATTAGGAAGTTGTTACCTGCAGAAATCTCTCTGAGATAACGAACTCTACCTGTACGATTGAATAAGACAGTATACTTACCGTTGTTCAAACTGTACTTAGCCGTCTTATTCATATGGTATTGGATTACTCTCCAAGCATTACTGTCTGTAAATCTTTGGAAATTGAAAAGCTTATTATCAAAATATGGCATCTCTTTATACCATACTTTCCAACGGTCATCCTTCCAAATTGAAAGAATAACTCTCGTACTCTCGACATATTCTTCTAAAAGATTTTTAATATGGTCGCTCACTAATCCTGTCTTCAACAGAAATAAACTCACAAGTTGTTTTAACATTTTATTCTCCTAGCCATTTTTCTTCTTTTGATGGATATTGAATACGAAATTCTGGAATGAACCTGTCATCCAAAATATCTGTAATTAAATGGTTGTGCTCATGCCACAAACTTTGAGAAGCTTTATACTTCTCTTCTGAAATATGGAACAGTCCATAAGTACCATCAGTATTTGCTTTACCAAGTCTATGACGTTCTACGAATGAAAGGATTGTGTCATTAATTACTGGATCCAAGTCAGATTCTAAGTCAAGTCCCAAAGTCTCAACCATCATATCTGCGAACTGTTCGGTGGTTCCAGCTTTACCAGTAGCAAAGTCAAGTTGCTTAGCATAGTAAATAATCATTTCACCAATAGATGCCCAATCAGAATATATAGTACCAGCACCGAAGTATTCTACACGGTCACGGATAATATCTTCTCGTGCATTCTTATCGCCGATGTTTTCTTTAAGAGGGATATATTCCCATGAGAATAATACGGCAAGGTTGTCCCGAAGCTGTTCGTCTTGAATATCATATCGTTCCATAACAAGTGCACGCCAATAGTCATAGATTTCTTGTGTGTTATCACCATATATACGACGGTCATGTTCCATATCGTTTGCAATTAATGCTTTAATTTGAGCTGTCATTTCACGTGTCATACTAATAATATCACCAGCAGTGTATACATTATCACGGTGATTTAGTAGTCGGCTCCCTTCCTTATACTTTTGAATATATTCGAAGACGTTTCCGTCCATATCTTGTTCTTGGATCAATTCTTCAGTCAGTGGATTGAAGTCTGCTCCAAAGCGTTTTTCATAAGGCGATAGTTCACGACGAATATCGTTATCTGGTGTACGATACCAATCAAGACCATCATTAGGGAGTCCATCGATTTCACGAATATGTTGTTCGAATTCTTCTTCGCGTTCCACCTGCGCAGCTAATTTTTCTTCCATTTTCTTAGCTTCTGCCTGTTCAACAAGTTCATCGTATGTTAGACCCTCAGCTTCGAGTTCATCTTCTTCTTTCCACCATTTGTAAATACGGTAGGCGCCATATCCGACGCCTGCTGCACCCACAATACCCAATAAAATCTTTACAGGTGTATTCATGTTAGTTCAATTCCTTTCGTGTTTTCTTTGGAATAAAGTCATGGAAATTTGTTGTCGCGTATAGGTTGCGAGGTAGTTTCCAACGTACATAGAATTGGATTTCAGTTTCTTGTTTATCATCATTCCATACTTCATGAGCATCCCATTCTAGATAGAACCCATCAGTATCCGTCCAACCAAATGGTAGAGCAGCTTTAGGAACTTCAAATCCAAGAATATCCAATACTTCCGCAAATGTCAGCATACCTTTACGCATCATCTTTTCAGTCAATACGTTGTCTGCTTCTTTAATAACCCCTTCATTATATTCCGGGCTATCAGAAGCGTATTTGTGAGATTTCTTGAACCACATTCCATAGAAATCGCCTTCGTTTGGTACGATTGACTCAACTTCAATTTCTTCACCATCAACTTCTACAGTCTTAGTTTCAAGAGGTGCGTCAATTTTCTTGAATGTTTCTTCGTCAAGAACTGTTTTAGCGCGTAGACGGTAACGAGCGTGTTCTTCTGTAACCATAGCAAGAGCTGCTGATACAGCTTTAAGACGGTTTGTTTGGATTGCGAAACCTAATACGATAGCTGCTGTTGATGCTGTTGCTACCGCTACAGGTACTGCTACGTCTTTAGCGATATCTGTTACAACTTCCATACGAGAATATGGATCACCTTGAGCGTCCATTTGTTCGTATTTAGCTTTAGTTGCTTCAAGTTTCTTACCAGATTTTATACCTTCATAAACAGAATATCCGTATCCGACAAGACCAGCGCCTAACAAGATATATGGTGCGTATTTCTTACCAAGAATTTTGGTTGTTACCCATGTAGTTTTAGCTGTTGATTTGATTGCATTTACGTTAAATTTCATTTTTATTACCCCTTTTTATAAATGTTCTGACAAAATTGTATATGCCATAGCTGACTCACTTGTGAAATGCGAATGCGCAGCCACTTTACGATCTTTATTAATATGGTCAACATGGTCAAATTCAATAGACCATTTGTTTCCATCTCTAGCAATTTCAATATTTTCAACCTCTGCAAATAACATTGGTCGTACTCCTGCAATTTTTGGATAAATTCTAATTCTCACCTTCGAGCTCCTTTTTAATTTGTAAATATAACTCATCAATCTTTTTATTGATGAAGTCTTCTTTAGTTTTGTTTTGTTGTAGTACATCTGGTGTTATCCAGAAATAACCGATTCGATACGTGGATCTATCGAAGTTATACCATTTACCTTGATACTTAATTAAATATAAGTTGTTGATAATCTCGTAATGTTCGATATTATACCATGTATCAATATGTATCCCATTGTGTAATATAACACAGGACATGGAAAGTTCGTAATCTTTCATGCATATATCATTTTCCTTTCACCCATAAGTAGGCTAGAACAACCCAACCGAATGGTGGTGTGCACAATAAGAATAAAGTTCCAAGACAGCTTTTCATTTTACTTTCCTCCAATAAATGATTTTAAGTTTTTATTAAAATTTTGTTTTCTTTCACGAACCAAACGAATACGTTTTTGAGTTGGTGTCTCAGGTTCATACTCGTCTTTTTCCATTAGAGCAATATAATACTTTTTATCTAATTTGTTGCGATTACTAAAATCCTCAGGTAACATTATACCTCCAACATACTAATGTTTAATATAATCATCATAGCAATTTCTCACTTTATCATTAACACAATCTAATTCAAAATCCGTTAATATTAACATATTATCATGCGATGAATGAGATGTACCATGAAGTAATTTTAATTCTTCTATTAAAATCAATACGACTATACCTCCACAGGTTGAGGGAAGTTAATCTTAAATCCTCCACCTCGAGCAGCAACGATACGAGCACCTTGTAAGCCCTGTCCGTTTCCAGAAATAGTCCAACCAAACGATTGGTCTGTAAATTTAGACGGTTGGTCAGATAACTCATAGAAATCCCCAACAGTCACAACGCCATATGCATCTAAATTAGCAAGCATGATGTTAAATACTTCTTGTGCATCTTGTCTAGTATCAAAAATGATTTCTTCGACATAGTTAGATGCCTTGCGATTGCGTTTCGCATAACTTTGTGTATAGTCATTACGATTTGCATCTCGCCAAGAGTCAATACGAGTAACATTGTTTGTACCGCGTCCCCAATAAGCTGGAGGAGTACGTCGTGCATGAATATAGTCTTGCCCAAAAATGGCACGTTGAATAGCTGTAGTAGCCATGTCCGCTAGTCCATTTTGGATACTTGGCACAACTACTTCATATAACATGTGGCCCGACCAGCCACGAAATCCTTCTTCACCGAAGAATACATTTCCGAGCCATTTTCCAACCCCGGATTTTTTCACCCGACCCTTTGCGACTGGTTGGATGTGTTTATCCATCATCTCATTTGCCTCATCTAAAGGCTTCACCTTTGTTTTAACTTTGTTATATTCTGTTTTCGTCATCCTATGACCTAATCCCTTCTACTTTAGCCATCCATTTAGCGTCTGCTGCTGCCATATATTTCTGCACACCAGAAATCGCCATAAAGCGTTCGCCTTCGAATGCCATTCTGTCATTATACACATTTAACTCCGTCGCAAAATCCGCGAGCAATATATCTCGAGGACCATCCAATGGAATATAGAATGTTACTGTATGATTGCGGTTTTCAACTTTAACCGCTCCATAGTCCTCTAAAATAACCATAATTATTCATCGCTAGTTTTGTTTTCGCCTGTTGTATATCCCCAGACATAATGAGTCAACCCAACAATACCCCCAGTAATAAATCCTGCAATTCGTGGATCAAACCCAAAGTAATATACCATAGCAGTATACGCCAATGAGTATAGCAATCCTCCCGATAACAACATAATCAAAAAACCAAATAAAGTTTTCACTAGCTTCTCCTTTCTGAATTAAAAAAAAGAATACCGAGAGTAATTCTCAGTATTCCTTATGAAACTTATTCTTCAGTGTTATCACTGTCGTCAGATCCAAGATCAAAATCATCTTCTTCAGTTGCTTCGTCACCGTCATTTTGTGATGCGTTCATAAGCGCCTTAGCTGCTAATCCTAGTGCAGTAAGTCCAAGTGCTGCGAATCCGGCTTTCTTCAACCATGGGCGGTTCTTAACAATCCATTGTTTAACCTTCCCTTTTGGTTCTTCGACTTCAACCGTAATTGTGTCTTGAACGTCCTCCACTGTTTCTTCAACAGTTTCAGTTACTTCTTCCGCAACCTTACCGGCAGCGTTTACAACTTCCTCGATATTATTTGAAACATTTTTCTTTGACATAATGATGTCCTCCTTTTATTTTTATCGTTTCATTATAGGCTATGTAAAATCTGCGGATTTTTTAAAATCCAGCAAGACATTCCTCACGGCTAGCCATATATTTTACCGGAGGAAGTCCTTTTCGTTTTCTAACAATATTTATTTCGTTATAGATTAGACCCAATCTATACTTACAAAACTTAGTGATTGCTGTAGCGTCAGACCGTACACTATGATCATAGTGTCTAGGATAGGTATCGTCTCCGAAGTCAAAATAACCTAATTCACATTTATAACGGAACACAGATGCACACAATTCAACTACATATCTTTTCGGTGTATACCCCATACGACGCATATTAGTCCTCCTTTTTAATAAAATGAATTACAACGTTTGAATTAGGAACGTCGATTTCAATACCATTGTTACTAGCATTAAAGCTATCAACCAAGTGGTTCATATCTTCATAATCCATTTCAAGACGAATGTGTTGTTTCATATTAAATAGTCCTCTCCTAAATAATAACGTAACCAAGTCAAAGTGTCCCAGTTATTCGTTTCTACTCGATTATAGATTGTGTCTATAACATCTATAAAATATCTAATGTGTTCTTTATCAACTGCGTACTCTTTTGGATGAGCAAATGGTTCAAACCATAAGTTCTCGCCCATTATACTCTCCATCTCATCGTAGTAAAATCCTTCAGCTAATGACGCGATTAACTCGTCTACCATAGTTCGAGATATATTCCAAATACACAATTGACTATCTAACTTTTCGGTATTATCCGACACCATTAACAAACCAAATATATATCTCCGATAGTCATCTTCAAATTTTAGTTTAGTCCAATTTCGAATCAGTCTATCAATATACCAGTCGTCTATAAAAAATAATTCTTTCAACGGTAAATTTATTATGTTTTGCGTTACCGTATCGTAGAATTCTTCCTTAGACAACACCAGGGTATATTCTTTGGTAGAATTCATCTGTTCAGCCCTCACCCTCAGTATTTTCTTCCAGAACTTTTTCGTAATACTTTTCGAATTCCTTACGCAATTCTTTAGCACTCATATATGCTCTACGATTGTCTGGGTCGTCTTCGATTTTATCTGCAGTTTCAGATATCAATTCATATAACAATTGATAGTTTTCATGCATTACATCGGCTGTTCCGAAGATTGTGTTGTAATATGATGTATCTAACATTGATAACAACATACACTCAATAATCTTTCTAGCAACTCGGAAGTAATATAGATCCATATCAACCACATGCATCTCTGGTGGAATTGTCATGATGAATTGGAAATATCGTTTGTAGTCTTCTTGTGCCGGACTATTACCAGACTCATCCGGTTCCGTCCATGCAGCAATATATTTGTCAATTTCATTATTTGGAATTAACAAAAAATCATCAAGCGGCATCGCTTTGATCATATCAATAATAGTCTGCTTGAATTCAGCAGACGTTTTAACAATTGGTTTAGCCATTTTTACCTCACTTTATAAATTTTCCCATATGGATACCATTATAAATAACCAGATGAATCCAACAAATGACATTCCTGTAGTCCCAATTAGAAATCCAAGGATTCCCATAGTACTAATCAAATTCAATGTAAGTACTACTCCAATAGATTCCATACATAAAACCAAGAAACTTATCACTATCATAAATAATACTTCTGTTAAGTTGTATTCTAGCAAATCTTTAATTTTCTCCCACATCTTATCCATGTCCTTTCAAATAATAATTTCTGACAATTTCTTTAGGTGTCAGTTCTTTGTTAAACACACCATATACATAGATTGTGTACGTCCATCTATCCCTATGAATATCGTATTGCAAAGGCGTTACCTCTGTAATAATTCCTGATTTAAATATGGATAGTTCATCGTGTAGAATTTCTGGCTCAATTTTTTGAACCCCTTCACATATTCTAGAATATCGTGTATATCCTTGCATACCAATTTCTTGAAGATTTGTTGATACATAAATTTCAAAACGGTTATCATCAAGTCGTTTCGCGTACTTCTTAAGAATTGGATTTCTTGGTTTTGTCTCCTTCGTCATAACAATATCTGTCATGTTTACCTCCTCACAAAAAAGAAAGGGATAAGTAATCCCTTTATTTGAAAAATTTACCTGATACAATTCCCCACATTTTGGATGTGATGACGTTGAGTTGTTCATAATATAACACGCCTGCTAATCCAACAGTGTCGACAATGACTTTCAATATTGTTTCTGGTTTAATTTTATTCTTGTCACGCTCATTGCGCACAGCAATCAATTTAGCCAGTTTCAAATTGATGTCCATTACTTCCTCGTTAGTTTCAGCAAGAGCCAGTTCTACCTGAAGCTCTTCAATCTTCATATCCAATCCATCGAAACAGATTGCCATCATAATTTCTCTCATATATTTTTACCTTCCTTTCATTATAGCATAGGGAAAAACTGCGTATTTTGACCCATAGTAGCAGGAGCAATTTTTATTTCATCAAGCGACTTTTGCAATGTTATACAATATGTGTATTCCATTCCGTCAGTATACACACTATGTTGTGTCATACGAGTCAAGATAAAATCCTTACCGAATAGTTTTGCGAAATGGACTGCGTTTTTATTTTCTGGCAAATAAAACAAATCGTAGTATAATTCGCTTGATGCTTTTCTCTTGGGCAATATCAATTTAATTTCTTCACCATAAGTTATTAAATTAACGGATTCTTCATATGCATCTATAAGGAATGAATATGTCCTATGTTTGGTTGTTACAATAAAACGTTCAATCATATTTATATCGCTCCCACTAATGTCAATTTGATAAAAGGCTCTTTATAACCCAAATCAGTTGTGCAAAAATCCAAACGCTGTAAACGGAATGTGTTGATTACTTTACCTGCTATAATAAATGTGGTTTTACATTTAGGAGGAACTAGTAATTTAGCAAATCGACAAGAATTTCTAATATGTTGATAATAAGGTATAAATATACCTATTTGTTTCTCAACACATTCCCCACTACGCCAATTGTAAGACGATTCATCCCACCATATACAGTCTTGAAACGAATACACCTTACCATCTATCTCAAATATAAATCTATGAATTGGTTTCATTAGTCATCTCCAAAAATCTTACGCAATTCGTCATTTTGATCTTTAAGAAACATAGATTCACCTAGTTTCCCTTCTTCACCAATCGCCTCATTAAGTTCACGATTAAATTTGGTATTTCTTCGACCAAGGATAAGATAGGCAACTGCGGTAAGGATGCCTGTAGCAGCCATTCCAATAGCCCCTTTAATTTGTTCGTTTGCACGACCATCAACTTGGCCGCGGTAATACGCTTCTTGCATATCCTTGTCTTCAAATTCCACACCTTCAACTTTGAACATATTTTTAAACATATTAATTTCTCCTTTACTCACTTAAAGTTTTATCTAATGCACGTAATGCCAGTACAATACTTAAGACATTATCGAATGTTAATCTTGACTTTAAAAGTCTATATTTTGCCTTGATACATTCCATATATAGAACAGTCATACCTTTTTGTAATTCGCTCAATTTAAGTTCGGAACGAATATCCTTAATTTCATGGGCACGTGTCTCCACACCGTGCAATTTATTCATATCTCCAACAAGAAGAGGAATACTTTCCTCACAATCTTTCTTAAGTTTCTTGTTGAAGAATAACCAAGTTAGAAACGGACTTCGATTTTTTAAACGTTCGTTGTTTAATATATACATCATTACTTCCTATTTAACATCCCAAACCGATTTGATTAGGTATAAAATAACACCTAACTTAGCTAGACCAGAAATAAACAGATTCTTTTCATGTCGCTGTTTACTTTCAATTTTATCAATAATACATTTTAATTTATTGTCGTCCATGTGTTTACCTCCTCACAGAAAAAAAAAAGAAAGGATACTTAGGTATCCTACTTTTAAAATCCTTCATTTCTTAATTTCTTAAGAACAGTTTGTACAGTATTTAGTCGTCTCTTATGAAACTCACTGTCTTTATCAATATAGCCTTGCTGTTCAAGTTTCTTTACATAATCCTCTTCAAGCACAGCGTATAACGCTAAGAAGCGAAATCCAATTTCTCTAACCAATTTTCTGAACATATCATGTTCCTCCTATAAATTTTTATTTCATTATAGGATGTGTAAAATCTGCGATTACAAACTATTAAATGCATCTGCCATTTTCTCGTATTGTATCTGAATTATCGCTGGATTTTGCATTGCATTTAATAAATCTTTTGATACATCTGCAGCATATTTGTTCAAGAAGAAATCTTTTATAAACATGAAATCTTTCTTGATTTCTGTATTTTCAATAGTAATAGCATCTTCGGCATGTAAAATAAATAAACTTGTAGCAGCTTTATCTATTAAATCTGTAAGTCTAGGATAGTCCATAACAATACTCTTAAACATAAATAATAGTAACATATCATTAGACTTAAGTGCCATTAGATCTGGTCTAGTTAGAAAATTAATAGGTTCATTCGGTATCATCGTTATCACCCCCTCCTTTAAGTAAAATACTGATGATTTCTGTTATCATTGCTAATGATAAAAGTGTTAAAATAAAAGTCATGTGTTTACCTCCTTTAAATGACTTAATCAAACTCTTCATATATTTAAATTGACAATAAACGTTGAGGCTTCCTCCTTAAAAATAATTATTTATGAAGAGCTTGGTAAAATCAAAAAGAAAGGAGCATTTAAGCTCCTAATCTTATTCTTCCTTATTAGTGTGTCGTACCAATAATGATAAAGCAACAACAGCAGTTCCTACAGTCAGTAAACCTTCAATAGTACCTTGACCTGCTCCTTTAAGGCAACTAACAATAAATTTGTCGTCTTCCTTAACTTCAAGCGGTGTGTCTACGAAATTCACCAAACCTAAAAATCCTTTGTTCATCATGTTGATATCCTCCAATATTTTTATTTCATTATAGGGTATGTAAATCCTGCGGATTATGTTAATTTCCTATAGTCATTGATAAGTTTATCAGGGAAATATTTCCCTTCATTGTTTACGTCTAATTTAGGCGCTTGCTCGCCCACATCCAACATATCAGCAACTGTGTGTGAATATGCCTTGATTGTGGCGAAGAACATTGGTGCGTCCTTCCTTGAGATATAGACAGTCTGAGCAGTATGTCCTTTCTTAGGTTTAGGATTATGCAATCTAATACCTTCAAAATAACTTTTATCTGGATCGATAAATCCCGACATAATTACTGGTATGTCGTTAGCTACCAAATTAATATACACAACATACTCTCCGATTTTATCATCGAAATATGCGTGGATGTATTTAAAAAGAAGAGACTGCACATTTGGCATTCTCTTAGTGACACCATACCTTCGTCCAGTCTTATTGACAGTTTTCCTTTTCTTGCTAATTGGCATAGCTAACCTCCTTTAATGAATTCAAAAAAAAAAAAAACGAAGGAGTGAATATGCGGCATCGCACCGCACTTCCATTTCTGGATGCTTTCCTAAAACCTACTAAGCATATTCTTCTGGCTTATTCCTTCATTATAGTGCATGTAATTTCTGCGGATTCAAAAAAAAGAGAGGGAATTAACCCTCTGATGATTTTATAAAGATTTATAAAACTCCGCGATTTCTTCGAATTCACTTCTACGTTCTTCGACGTATACAGTGAGTTCTTTTACGTGTTTGTTAAATGCATCTTTTACATTTTCATCGTTTCTAATTCCCTCAATAATTGATTCATTTACTTCCATCAATCGTTCATGTGTCTTAAACATTTTGTTTGTGCTATCAACAATTTCTTCAAATGAAATAGCTTCAACAACAGCAGTTGCTTCACGACGTAGTCGTTTGTAAAGTGCTTTGATGTATTCGATAATTTGTATGTTAGCTTTTGAATAAGTAACCACAATATTACATTGATCATCTAGCATTTTTCCAAATTCAGCATCGTTTAGCATATAAGCTAATTGAACCATATTAGTTTGATTAAGTGATAGTGTATTTTGTTTAGTCATGATGATGACCTCCTATAAATTTTATTTCATTATAGGGCTTGTAAAAAATGCGAATTTGAGATGAAAATCACACCCGGGCAAATTTTTGAAATTCAAAAAAAAGAGGGAGCCATGTAGACTCCGCTTCTTTATTGATTTCTATATGGTCTACCCTCCTGGATAGTTAATGTGTTGGTTAAGTTCACTTAGTATTTTTAAAGTATTATAATACTCTGTCTTCAAAGACGATAATTCCTTTAGAATAAAAAGTAAACAAATAAATAGTATAATGTTTATAATCAAAACAATTATACTTACGATGTAAATGGTGAATTCCTTACGTGACATTATAGTTATACACCGGATCCATAATTTGCCGCTTGTTTCTTCTGATATTTAGACTTTCGATTAAGCTTACGGAGTTTTGAACCAACACTTCCACTAGTTGCCCAATCGCCGTATAATCGTTTAATATCTTTAGCTTTAGCAGCAGCTTTTTCTGATTTGTAATTGGCTTTAGCAGATTTAGTTCGTAAATCAGATCTACCAAATTCTTTCTTAGTAGATTTATAATCGGCTTTTGCAGAATCAGATTTTGCCCATGTCTTATCTCGCATTTGTTTCTTAGTGTCCTTATACGAGATGTTTTGTTTGTTAGACATAATTTTTGTCTCTTGTTTTTCTTTTGATAGGTTATTATTATAACGAACTCTACCGGGATCTGAACCAAGAAGCATAGATACACCAGCATCTTTAAACAAATTACCAAAATTGTTTTTGGTTCTGCGCTCTAATTTAGCTAGTTTCTTTTTGGCTCTTCGTGCGGATCTATCAGAAATAACTCTTCTGCTCCCCCACTTCATTCCTTTGATACCGAAGTGCTCAATTACATCCGAAGAAGATTGTATAGAAATATACTCAGTCATATATAGTCTCTCCTTACATATACTTACGTTTGGCTACGCCGCCCATATTGTATTTGGCCATGTTATATGCTTTTTTGGCGCCATATTTAGCAGCTTTACCAGCCATACTACCAGCTAGCTTAACACCATCTTTGATATAAGCAGCTTTCTGTGGGTTCGTAGCTTTCATCATCTGGTATTGTAAAGCGGCTGTAGTGGCAAGACCAAGAGCTCCTCCAACAATCTTCTTATTGCGTTGATTACGGACAAGTCTTAGAGCAGCTTTTTGGTTCATGTTTGTAAGGTCTTTATTTTTGTTAATAAGTTCCCTACGTTTAGGGTCATTCTTACCAAGAGCTGCAATTTTCTTCTCGTTAGCACGTTTCATGTTTTTACGAGCAACTAGATTTTTCTTAATACGACCAGAGAATTGACCAATTCGAGGAGGCATATTATTGGTAGCTCTGCGAGTTCCCCATTTCATTCCTCTAATTCCATAATGCTCAATGACATCATTAAAATCATCAGTATGAATTAGTTCGTTTTCATGAATAATTAACATTAAACATATCCTTCCTATTTATTTTTAAAGTCGTTAGGATTCAGATGAACGACGTCTTGCCACTTTAAAATTTCGACAATACCATTTTTGTGATAATTTTCAAATAGCTTATAAATATCTTTCTCATCCGCTTTAATTGTCAACAATTTGTTGATTGTAACGACAGCATAGTCACCTTCCCACCCTTCAGCTTCGTAATTTGGAATTTGAAGTTTGAGTTGTTGACCAGGGAAATATGATTCTCCCAATTGTGGTTCCTTCAAATAATTTACTAGAGTCGCAAATTGAGAATCATAAATAAATGGAGAACGTAAAGTTACATCCAAAATAGTAGACATCAATGTATGATTGTCCTGAGTTTTAATTAATCCAATTAGAACTTCTCCAAGTTCAGCATCGGTTTGAGCTTTCATTTCTTCCGTAAGAACATAAGGATATTCATAACGGAAATATGGATTGTTATCCACAACGGCAACTTTAGTGCCTTCTTCGGTTTCGAAGCGTTCAAGTTTTAACATAATTTAACCTTCCTATTAAAGCCTATCAGGCCATGGTTCATCTGTAGTATAAGACATCGATGAGAATCGTATATCTGTAATATCACGATTTTCCGGTATGTCTTCTAAGAATTGTAGACGAATATGTCTAGAGTCTGTTTCCCCACCAATATAGAATGTTCCATAAGGGATACCTTTATCATTAGTAATAGAACCCAGCTTAGAATATGTAGGACAGAATCCTCGAGGAATCCCTCCAATACCTATAATGGAACAAAATTTGTTTTTGTCCGATGGGTGTGATGCATAACCCGCAGCACCTCTACGCTTAATACCGAACCAGCCCCACGATAATCCACCCCAATTTAATTCAACAGTTGAATTAATTCTGCGCATCCATAGTTGCGACGTTCCGAATAAGCTTAGAGTAGTTGGGGCCTTGATTTCTCTAGTATCCCCGTATACGACTTTCCAAGATGTTTGAGCCGAATTTCGAGATGATGCGTCAGTATATTCGTTAATTTTAACCCATACAATAGCACCATTTTTTTTCATATTGTCGACATATATAGTACCTACTGGTAAATTAAAAAATTTACTTATATTATCTCCGTCATAAGGGAAGTAATTACCATACACAATAAGTTTTTTATTCTCAGTATCGTTTTTCGAACCAGTACCAGAGGATAACCCTTCAAGAGCTTTTTGTAATTCTGAGTTCTTGATATAATGATCTCCACCATTCGATAACTTAGTATCAATAGCAGGACTGATTGAACTCTCAACCTCGCCGACCTTAGCTCTCAAGAGTCCTAATGCAGCCTCTTTAGCGAAACTATCAGTTGCTGGGATTTCGAAAGTCAATTCTCCAACAGTTACACGAGTACCATCCATAGTATCCGCTTTAGTAACATCGGATTTCTTAATGTATTTACCATCAAGAAGTGAAGTCATGTCAGTGAAAATATAATTTACATAATCTGAGTTTGTCTTAAGCGTCTCGATAATCTTTTGGCTAGTTAAGTTGTCGGTAATATATGAAGCGATAGCTCCAGACACACCGGTTTTGAATTGTTCTAATGACGCAATATCAGTACTATTCTTTTCAACCTTAGTCTTCAGTATATCAAGACCTTCTTTAGCACCATCTGCTACAGCTCTAGCTGAGGAAATATCACCAGAGAGAGTAGAGAGTTGTTCAGAAATAGCTTGTGTGATTTTTGTTGTGAAGTCACTACCTTCGAAATACGTATTCAAATATGACTGTACGTATTGTTTTGCAGCAGCAATATCAGATTTAGAAGTCTCTGTAATAAGAGAAGTTAAATCCAATCTAAGTTGAGCGACGTCTACAGAATTGATAATATCTGTCTTAGCTGTTAGAATTTTAGTATCTAGTGCTTCGAGAATATCAGACTTGATAGTTTCCGAATTTAGGGACGCTACTTTCGTTTCGATACCCTGTAGCTTGCTCTCCTGATTTTGCAGTGATTTTGATTGTTCGTCCTTAAGTGTATTGATCGATTCGACCAAAGCAGCTTTGATGTCTTCTTGAATCTTCTTAACATCAATTAACTTTGTTACTCGATTCATGATGTCGTTTTTAAGTGTATCTGTGTCGACAGCAGTTCCTGCTTTGTCAACGACCCCCTTCTCCGATACAATTTTATCGACAAGACTTCGGATGAAATCAGTATTTACAATATCAGTTGCTACTTCAATGAAGATTTGGTTATTTGTTGTATCGAAATCTCGTACAAATGCGTATTTATCTTCTCCATAATACACTCGACTCGCGCCATCAGTATCTTTAGGAGAATACACATCCAACTTCATAGTTATCGCATCAATTAAAAACGTTGTTTTGGGTATAATTAATTTGGCGTATCCAGAATAATTGATTAAATTATTAGGGATATAAACAACAAGAGTTCCTTTCTCAGGTAACCATTTGGCCGAAAGTTCTGTTTTGGTATCGTGAGATGACCTAAAATAGACGCCAGAGATGATTTGTTCATCTCCAGCATCCGGGTCAGCAAATTTGATACCAATAGAACGGTCTGTACCATCATCTATAATAGTAACAGGCGTGTCTAAGTATATCATTTAAACCTCCATTATTGTCCGAGTGTTAGAGGATATGCAACACCAACTCCATTAAGTTCAAGACTTCCGTTTTTCACAAAGTCAGATACAGGTTCACCGTTATATGTGAATTCTTTATTAAATTGCACAAATACAAGTTTACCTTCATCATTAATTTCTTGACGATTAGGATCTTCAATTACAACAATATCATTTGCTTTGTATGTCTTACCTACTTGAGCCTTCTCAAGAAGACCAGCAAGTTTTCGATACACCACTCCATACACAATAGAGCCAGACATAATGGTATGAAGAACCATAGCATAAATGAAATCGTCACGACGACGATCTTCGATTTCTTTTTGTGCAACTGTTTCATTGAGTGCATCCACTTTCTTAGTAGTTTCTTTGAATTCAATTTCTGAGAAATACTCTTTGTGGAATGCTAACAAACATTTTTTAACATATTCGTTTTCATCACTTGCATTGTTAATCTTATGCTCACCTTTCAAATATACAGTGATAAGATTTGTTGGTGAATCTGTATATAATTCAAACAATGTCTTTTCGACATTTCCAGTACCATCATACATAGGATAGTATGAACGAATTTTAAAGTTACTCATTTGTAATTTCCTCCGTAATAATATTTTCATTTACGTTAATGTTGTCGATTGCTCGATTCATTTTAAGATCTTCGATCTCCTCATTTTTCAATTCCAGGTTTACCTGAAGCTCAATAATCTGAGCTTTCAGGAGACCTAGTTCGAACGTCATTTCTCGAATTAAACGTTCTGTTAATTTATCCATAATTCTAATCCTATCTAAATTTTATCCTCCAAAGAAACGATCATTATTCCAATTGTATTGATTCTTCGCAGCGTACAATGGAATGTAATATGTATGTGCGCTATTCGAACCGTCATTTACGTACAAATACGCGGAAGATCCTGTTGTAGGGTCTGCTTGTCCTTTGAAAGTGATTAGAAATAGTCCTCTAACTCCATACACATTAACCTCTCCGGTTGTGTTACCCTTAAGTGGGTAATTTTTCCATGCATTTGTCATAACCGGCGTGTAATAATCACTGTTAGTTCGACTATTATAAAACCAAGTTGGTCCAAAGAATCGTCCGTTCGTCCGAATAGTGGCGGCTGTACTTGAACTATTCCAATCTCCGTGATGTCCACTAACATATAGCGTCCCGTTCGATGCTCTTAAACGAGTTCTATCTCCGATATCAATACCTTTGGTGAATATGTTATCAATAACACCAGTAGTTGCTATCAAATTCTCAAACTCTGCTCTTAGACCGGTAATCTTTCTAACATTCACATTATTAATATGCGAATTATTAATAACAGCTTCGCCGATTTGTGCAGAACCAATCTGGCCATCACCGATCATTGCCTTTTTGATAATACCATTTTTAATAATTGCATCGCCATCCAATTCAATAGTCTTACCTTTAAGACGTACTCCATCTGGCGTCGCATTAATTTCAGTAACCAAATTTGTACCAGAACTTAGTACACGGATAGCGTAGGAATTGGCTAGTTGCTTAACAATGGTACTAGATATACCAGTTGCTGGAAGATACTCCCCAATAGTATTTCCACGAACAAGCATGATATCTGAAATCGATATTTTACCTATTTTATACACATATACGCGGAACGGCAACACATCCGAATCGTCAAATACAAGAGTATCATTAATTGTGAATGTGGTAGTGAATTCTGTCCAAGCGCCAATTTTTATACTATTGCCATCCCGATTATCTGTTGACCGCAAATACATTATTTGATGATCTTTACCTCTTATTTCATCTTTAAAATCTACAGAATACGCACTTTCTCCAGGAACATCCTTAGCGGCATCAATAAGATATTTAAATTTAATAGTGTAAGTTTCGCCATGATTCATACGGGATATGGCTACTGGTAAAGTGACACCAATCCATTTATTTGTGGCTTCTACCTTTTTATCAATACTAATCTCAAATGCATTTTTACCATAGAGACCAGGGATAGGCGACATATAACCCATTCCTTCTTTGAAGTTTGTTTTAGCACCTGCAAAAGTCTCAGTGTCTAAAATAAGGTTTGTTCCTGCAGCAGCTCGACTAGTGATTGTGGTTTGGAATTGTTTACTATCCATAACCATTTGAGCAATCTTGGTAGGAATACCATTTTCACTCTCGCCAATAGTCCTAGTAAATAAGTCAACCTTACTTACAACTTCTTGGAACTTACTATTATTAGATATGTCAATATCTAAAGGATTTTTCTTAAATCCATTTACGAATTTAGTTTGTTCGATTTGTAAATCGGTGAAATAGAAATTCACGGATCTACCAGGAAAAATAACCAATTTGAATCTTAATTCTACAGCATCATCTTCTAATTCAAAAGAATAACCAACCCGATATAATTTTCTTTCATTAGAATACATATCACGAAGACCATCTTCATATGATTTAAAATGATGAGAATATCCTTTGGTTTGTCCTGAAGAATTAACAGATACTAATTCAAATGTAAATAATGAATCGCCTTTATCCCAAGTAGTAAAGTTTTTACCTTCTCTAGCCACATCCATAGATATAGTGACAATATCACCCTTTTTGAAATTTAGTTTATTGACAGTTTGATTTAACCAGTGATAATTTGTTGATGTTCCGTAAATATGGATGAGTCCTTTTCGCTTGAAGTTACTGAAACCATGGTTACCGAAATCAAATAAAACATCACCTTTATCTCCGCCGTAATGTTCGAAATTCCAAAAGTCATTTTTAAATTTTTCGGAATCAGAAATATTGAGTTGGAAATCTCCGTTTCTTAATATGTTCTGACCACCAGTGTCATAGAGATTATCCTCAACAGCAGCAACCCAATCTACTGGCGAATCAGCAGTATGCAGAATACAATTTTGAACTCGGAATTGTACATTATTGGAATTGTCCACACGGAAGCGAATATGATTGGCTTTAGACCATAAGTCATCACTAATTGTGACAATACCAACTCTATCAACCCAATCCTGTCCAGAAATATTCATATCTTTGATATTATCTTGGCCTTCCATATTTAGGAAACCTTGAAGATATGTATTATCAGTATAGAACTCAGGTAAAACTCTAGCGTTTGAGACATTTCCATCAAACTTAACACGATATTGGATTATCATTTTAGCATTTTTAGGAACGCCTAAATCTTTAATAGTTCTACCACCCACGAAATTATAACTTCGTATTACTTGGAAATTCCTATTATTTAAAGTATAATTACCAGAATATTGTGTTCTATCCGTTTGAGAAAGATAGTTTCTTCCGCCGTATTTCTTAGGAATCTTTTTAACGACATCAACAAGGCTTTCTTTAACAAGGCCGACTTCCCTTGTTATGATATTCTGTGTATCATTACGAACACTTGCACCAAGTTCATTCATTGAACTAGTTATAGCTTGACGTATTTTTCCAGACTCTTGAACAATACTGCTTGTGATTAAACTTTCAACAGTTCCAGGAACATTTTGAGTAACTCTCTGAACAATACGTCCTTCTGAAGCTTGAATCTCGGCATTTGTATAAGCTTTGGATTCTTCTTTGGCCGTAGATACCGCTAAATTAATTTGTCCGGGTAGTAAATCAACCTTGGAAGTAGTTGTATCCAGAACACCTTTAATACTGTTAATCTCACTAACCGCTGTTGTTACTCGGTTAGCGGTTTGATCAATCAATGAACGGATATTTTTTATTTCACCAACTGAAGAAGATGCGATAGTTTGTTCCAATTGTGCCAAATTTCTATCGATTGTGTTTTTATACTCAGCCACAACTTCACTCATATCCTCATCATTAGGATGCCAGTCAGATAACACATGACTTTCTTCTAATTGGAATGCAGATACATATACTTTGGTATTAGTGTTAATATGTTTTAAAATATGGGCGTTAAAATATTTAACCGCGGAATCTCGGTCATATAGATCTTCAGGGGTTTTAAACTTAATCCAATGACGTTTCCATTCCGGAGTAGCTGTCCAATTGGAATTAGTAATATAATCCAATGGTAAGTTATTTCCATCAGGACCGTCTTGACTAAATGTGAACCCTGTAGAACTTTCAGAAAACATGTTGACAGAGATATTTACATCGCTGTCGGCTTTAGTATAGAACGATAAAGTATATTCTTGATTTGGTTTTAATAGTATCGCTCTAGTTTCTACAGGAAAAAATTCTAATGCATCAGTGGTTGTTCCACTAACCCTAACGTTAAGACGTCTAGGGCCTAATTGGAATTTTTCAGTAGGATGAGTATGCCAATATGAGAAATCAGAATCTAACATAACATCCGAGTACCTAATAAGGTTAGTAGTACCAATTCGAAGATTTGAATATCTTTTAATAATACCATTTTCAAGTTCAGTAATATCTTTTGTAATTTTAGATATGAGAGCATTTTTGTCCGCTAACTGTGTTTGAGATAATTCGGCAATCTTACCAGAGATATACTCTTTATTGGTATTTAAGTCATTCGATACTTCGGCTAATTTCGATTTAGCAGTTTTTAATTCTTCTCGAATAGTCTTTTCAGACTCGGCTATCGCAGAAATGGCATCTTGACTAACTTGGTCTAGTTCGTCCTGCAGTTGCTCAGTGCTCAACTCATATTGGTCGAATAAATCAGAAACTTCATTCATGATATCATCAATTTGATTATTGATCATTTCGGTGAAATTTGCGGGCATGACAAGAACCCATTGGGTACCGTCATATCGATACATTTCTGTCTCTCCACCACCAATATCTTTGAACCACATATCATTTTCTTTTAGACCTTCTGATGGTGGTTCATCCGGACCATAAAAGTTTCTATTTTTACCATTAGCACTCTCCATAATAGTATTAATAGATCCTTTAAAATAATCAACAGATGCATCAATTTCTTTTCTAGTTAAATCTTTCCATTCAGCTCGCTGTACATCAGCAAGAGTAGAAGAATCCTTACCGTCAGAAGTCGCAACAATCTTAAGTATACGCTCTCGCATTGAGTCATACTCTATCTCAGATACTTTGAGAGTAATATCAACATCTAATTTTGGAACGTAAACATCGACTGTATCACACAATTGAATATCTACAAGAGCTTTAATAATAGCGCGTTCCCAAGCTGTTGTATCTTGTAGAGGTACCATGTCAACTTCAATTTTGATATTAGGAATATCCACATTTGGATTTTCATCAAAATATGTTAACGCTTCAGAAGAAACCATAGCCGAAGTAATAACGAATTTTGTTTCTTCTTTAATTTGGTCTTGACGGGCTTTACGAGCAGCTCTTTCTGCTTCTTGAGCAGCTCTCTTTTCTGCTCTTGCTTGCTTAGAAGCAGTTTTACGGGCTCTTCTATCAGCTTCTTGTTGCGCCCATTTTGCTTCACGCTCTTGTTCGCGTGCTTCCCATTTAGCATCAGCTTCAGCATATCTAGCAGCAGAATTACCTTTACCTCTACGACCAGAAGATTGACCACGTCGTGAAACAGACTCCGCTCGAGCTTGAGCTCGTTTCTGTCGTTGTTCTTCGTGTTTTTGTTGACGTAATCTCTCACGTTCTTCTTCTAGAGCAGAAGCATTAGCCTCAGACGTTCTGCGTTTTTGTGCATCAATGGCTCTATTGTTTTCTTTTTCGGCTTTTAATCGTTCTTTTCGCTGCTCTTTTAACTGTTGTTTATCATCCTTAAATTTATTTGAGATATCAACAGCAACGATACGCTTTTGCGCATAATCGTCATAATGATCAGATTTAACGATATCCCCATAGACAATAACTTCTTTTTGGTTTTCACCTTCAGGAGTATATTTGGCATATGGTAAAATACGAGTAAATTTACCGTCCATATTAGTAGTAATCTTAATGTTCTTAAGATTCTTACGAGGACGAACCGTAGTGACATGTTCACGACCTCGAGCACGATATAAGAAAATCTCATCATTCGTCCGTTTAATTTCTCCCCCATAGACAGACGTTATTGAATTTTCTTCACCACTCAAAAGCGCTAATACGTTTGAAATTTCCTCAGATTGGTAATCCGTACGAAGTACTAAATCACTATGAAAACGATATTGAACTGGGTCGACAGCATTTTGTAGAATTGTATCCCATAGTTCTCTAGGAGATTTACTTCCCGCGAAAAATGGTTTAACAACATTACCGCTAAGCTCATCAGTCTTGCTGACGGCTTTAACGGTTAGTTTGTTTTGTTCTAAATCCGACTGTACTTCATATATACGAAATGCATGCGGATCATCTTTGTCATTAGGTTTAGTAAAAATAAAGCGACCTTTTGTAATTTCAGTAGCCCAGTCGCCTTGAACAGGATATTCCATTTCTAGCTCGAATTTACCATTACGAGCTTCGGTAACTTTACACTCCTCCGCGTCATGGAGGATAGCAATACCATTACTACGAAACTGTCTTTCGTCCTGTTCGTATAATATAGGTCTCATACAAGAACCCTCCAATTAGGTTTGATTGTTAAAGTTGGGTTTAGAGCAGAACCGTCAGGTCTAGCAATTTTAATATTACTAGGACCTGGGTTCAACTCATAGAAATCTTTACCCATAGTTCTATTGTTTAGATTACGGATATCAGTTCTATTTTGTGTAAACGTAGCATAGTTTTCGCAATCCACAACAACGTTCTCATTATTTAGTGAACGGAATCCCATTTTTGTATTTCCGATGGTGATGTCGATATCACCATAGACATTATTAAAGGATACTGTTGGTTTTGCGGTATACAATGTTGGATTGGTTAAAGCGCCTCCATTACTTACGGTGACATCTCTAACATTTCTTAAGTATTTATATGGTTGACATTTCAATTTTACGGTGAAACTGATACAACCATCGTAAAAATACTTATTCTCGAATACCAACTCTGTAAGAATAACTTGATACGAGTGATTTTCATCAAAGTAAGGGACGAATGAAACCCATTCGCCTCTTCCTTGATTAAATAAAGTGTAAATGATGTTTCTAGCAGAAGATATACGCTCATGATTATCACCATGAGTTCTTCCATCGTAGAAACATTTTAGTTCCATTTCCGTTGTTTCGTATCCATCATCGTCATAGACAAGTTCACCTTCAAATGACTGAGGAGATACAAACGAAATTCTCCGCTTTGGTGCGGGGATATCTGGACGTTCTTGAATGAAAACATTCATTGTTTCTGAGTTAACATTATTAACTAAAAAATAACCTGGTTTAAGTGCCATTACCAGAATACCTCCTCTCCTTTAGCGCGTCGATTTTGGTTATCAAATGCTTTAATATGTTCTTGAACTTGCTTAGCCAATTCTTTAGGATTTACAGGAGCTCCTCCATTATCGACAGTGACATTAATACTATATTCTTTAGTTGAATTATCAGTATTAACGACTGTAGATGTGTTTGATTGTTGAGGAACACTGTACATTGGAGTTGGCGATGCAATTCTACCTTTGTAATCCAAAGAGTAGTCTGACATATTAACTTTGTTAAGATTACTCATGTCTACTACAGGTGTAATTGTAGGTGAATAGTTCATATCATCAACAGCGACATCCAGCATATCACTAACACTATTAACGGCTGTTGATACGGCATTTGCCATATTTTCGCCCTGTTTGACAGCATTTGAAGCAACTTCATCAAATCCATCTCTAAATGTCTTGCTCATTTGGTTAACTGTCTTAGGCATTTCATTATCAATACCTTTGACAATACCTTGAGGAATGAACTTACCAACATCTTTCGCAAATAATCTTGATGGTGAGTGAATATCAGCAGCAGCTCTAGCGGCTTCTCTTGCTTTTGCAATAATCCTATTAGCAGCACTCTCAATAGACCACATGTTAGCATTCATACCACTAGCAACACCAGCAGAAATTTGATAACCTACACTATAACCTGCCGAATTAGCAGACCCACTATAACTAGAAACAGTAGATACAACACTACTCATACCACTAGATACAGTGGATACTACGGAAGCCATACCGCTTTGGAATGTACTATTTAAAGTAGACATCAAAGATGTAACAATAGACTGAGCCGTAGATGAGAATTGTGTAAATATGCTAGTCATTTGAGAAGTAGTGCTACTAATTGTGGCATTGACTTGAGTCATGCTAGACATGATACTAGACGACAATTGAGTCATAGTAGAAGTCACTGTACTCATGACTTGACTCAATGATGCAGCCATTTGAGAAGCAACACCTTGCATGCTTACTTGAATAACAGAGGTTACACCTTGCATACTTTGTGCTACTGTTGCATTAACCATCTCCATTGACATAGTAACTGCAGTAGATACTTGAGTGAATCCAGTAGATACCGCTACAGATAAGGTAGCAATACTTGCCATCATAGTGGCTTTTTCAGTACACCTAACGGCAATAAATCAAGTATCTATTATCACCCTACCAACCCCCTTATTGCAAATCATCAGCGTAGCGATCTACGTCATCGTGTCCGCGCTGCCATTATTTATCTTTATCGTCTTGATCGGCAGCGGACGCAGCATCTCTAATTTACAACGTTGGCGGGAAGATCATAAGAGATTTTTGCAATT